GCGAGCTGCGCGCGGAGGCCTGCACCTGCGACAAGTGCCTGCAGGCGCGCGCCGCCGGCCGGGGGAGCTATCGCCATGCGGATTAAGGTCGTTCGGGAAGGGCCGCCCGCGCCTCTCAGCTACTCAGATATCCACGTCGGGGAAGCGTTTGTCTTCGCGCAACACCCTGAATTGGTGTTCGTTCGGACCAGTGAAGGGGCCCTGCGGATGTCTGACTGCACGCATATCGTTGGGCTGGCGGAGAGTGCCCCTGTGACCCGGGTACAGATGACCGTTATGTGGGGGTGAGATGCGCGCCTTCTGGCGTCGGCAGGCATAGAAAAAGGCCCCCGGCGAGCGCATCGTCGGGGGCCAAGGTCGTCCACTACTCGGAGTGTGCGGCGAATCTCAGGCGCTGCACGGGAGTCATAATATGTCCGTACCAAACCCCGGGTCAACTCGGGTGCACTTCAGCCGTGGCGCCAGCTCTCGCGACAGCGCCCCCGTCCAGCGCTCGGCCACGAGCTTCGAACAGTTCTGCGTCCAGATCCATCACGACCGCGTGCAGACGACGGGCAAGGCCGCGAAAGGCCTGCAGTACATCTGCGCGCCGGTGGCCGTGGCCCCGCGCGACGAGTGGCATCTGCGCGGAACCAAGGCCGCCTTCATTGGCAAGCATCATCGATGCAAGCGCTGCGTCGGCGTGCGCAACTGGCTCGGCTTCGACGTCGACGCGGGCCTGCCCGTGGGCGACTGGCGCGAGGCCATGCGGCACGCGCTCGATGGCTTCGACGCGTTCGTCTACACGACCGCCAGCCACACCGAGGACGCCCCGCGCGTCCGCATCGTCGTCTCGATCACCCGGGCCGTCGACCGCGCCGAGGGGCTGCTCGCGTCGGCCGCGCTGCGCAAGCGCATCGACGACCGGCTGCAGGATGGCTTCTGGCTGCCGCTGGGCTGGGACACGGCCTGCGACCGCGCGGAGCAACCGCTGTTCCTGCCTCCGCTCGACTACGAGGGGATCCGCCTGCGTGGACGCGCCGCGGACGCCGATGCGCTCATCGACGAAGGCGCGCAGCTGCGCGGCACGCCCGACGAGCCGGAGACGCCGGAGGAGCGCGAGGCCTCCGCACACGAGCCCACCCCGGGCGCACTCTTCTACCTCGAAACGCTGGCGCGGCGAGTGCGCGAGGCTCCCGAGGGGGAGCGCAATTCGACCCTGTTCGGCGCCGCCGCCGACGCCGCGAAGTGCGACCGACTCAGCGATGACCGGATCATCGAATCGCTGGAAGTGGCTGCGATCGAGGCTGGGATGGACCCGGGCGAGATCGAGAAGACGGTGCGCAGCGGCATCGACACCGGGCGAGACCAGCCCCGCGTGCTGGCGGCTGAAGATGAGTTCGAAGTGATCGGCCCGGCCGCCGCGCTGCGGCCTGATGGCAAGCAGGACCGGCGCGAGATCCGCCTGCGGCCCGGCGAGTCGGAGTCTGCAATCAGGGCGTGCGAGGAGGCGCTGATTGAGGCCGGCGCACCGCTCTACATGCGCGGCGACATGCTGACCCGGGCGCGGCCCGTGACGCTCGCCGAGGCCATCGACGAGGAGGCCCCCATCCGCCGGCCTGCCGGCGCGGTGGTCCTCTCGCAAGTCTCATCGGTGGACCTGCAGGTGGATCTCGAACGGGTGGCCATGTTCTACACCGCGTCGGTGATGAAGGGCGTGGCCGTGTGGAAGCGGGTGTCGTGCCCGGAAGACATCGCACTCAAAGTCATCGGCTCGCCCTGCCGGCGCCTGCTGAAGCCGCTGCGCGGCGTGACCCAAGCGCCGGCGCTCAGGCGCGACGGATCGCTCGCGCTGGCGCCCGGCTATGACGAGCGCACTGCGCTGCTGGTGGCTATCCCCAACGCGTGGCCCGAGCCGCCGGCACCGACGCGGGAGAACGCCGCGCTGGGGCTGGGCAAGCTCCGGCGCCTCATCGGTACCTTCCCCTTCGCCTCGACCGCAGACGAGTCGGTGGCGCTGGCTGCGCTGATCTCGGGCGTGCTGCGCCCAATCCTCGACGCCGCGCCCATGATCCTGTTCTCGGCGCCGACGCCCGGCACGGGCAAGTCGCTGCTGGCGCACATGACCGCGGCGCTGGCCACGGGCCAGAACGCACGCGTGATGTCGTGGTCGACCGCCGACGCCGCAGAGAACCCCAAGGCGCTGACCGGCGCGCTGATCTCGGGCGATCCGGTCATCGTCATCGACAACCTGTCGGCGGGCCTGCAATCGGACTTCCTCTGCTCGATGCTGACCGAGCCCGAGATGTCGCTGCGCGTGCTGGGGCGCACGGGCCAGAACCGCGTCCCCTGCCGCGCGCTGGTGCTGGGCACGGGCAACAACGCATCGGTGCTCGGCGATCTCAACCGGCGCGTGCTCGTGTCCACCCTCGATGCAGGGGTGGAGCGCCCGGAGCTCCGGCAGTTCAAGAACCGGCCCGTCGAGGACGCGCTGACGCAGCGCGAGGAGCTGGTGAACGCGATCCTGACGATGGTTCGCGCCCGCATCGCCGACGGGCCTGCGAAGGGCCCGCTCTGGTCGTCATATGGGGACTGGTGCTGGCTTGTCCGGGACACGCTGGTGTGGCTTGGGATGCCCGACCCGATCGAGGTGGTACAGGATCAAGTCGCGCTGGATCCGGAGCGTCAGCTGCAGCTGGACCTGATGACGGGATGGCATGCAGTCCTCGGCGAGGGATTGATGTCGACTGCCGAAATCCTGAAGAAGATTGAGGCAATCAATGGGTTTGATACCGCACATGCCGCAGTCAGTGAGGCCGAATTGCTCGTGGACGCGCTGCGGAGCATCGGCGGAGGACGCATGCCGGACGCCAAGCGACTGGGGTATTGGTTGCGGTCGAAACGCAATCGTCCGGTGGACGGATTGAGGATTGTCAACGACCATGACATTGTATCGAAACGTAGCAAGTGGGCGGTCAAAAAAGCATAGTAGATTCAATGGGTTGCGGGAAGGCTGCGGCATGGTCGGCATGGGCGGCATGTTTCAGTACGCGTGACGAGGAAAAACATGGAAAATAAAATTCATCGGGGGGTTAGAGTAGTAGTAACTATGCCGCCCATGCCGTCGTCGCGTAAAGCCGGATATTGGGCGCGGCGTGGTTCGGTGGTCGCCGAGGCCGCACTTCAGCACATCGTGGCCGGGGTCGCAGGACGTACCCTGCACCTCTACCGCGAGCTGGTGGAGCCCGCCGCGCCGGGCATCGCCGACGCGCTGGCGGAGCGGTTCGGCGGTCGGGTGTTCACTGCGACGGAGGTCGCTGAGGATCCGCCCGAGGTGCTGCAGCAGCTGCATGCCGCAGCCCACCTGTACGGCACAGCCCCGAAGACATGGGCGAAGGTCCTCGGTTGGGTTGCGCTCGTCGAGCCGCGACTGGCCCGGGTGGATACGCCCGGGTCGAAGCAGACGCGCTGGGCCGCACGGGATAGGTGGTGACCCTGGATGACGCTAGCGCCGATACTCGATCCGGGCGTATGCTCGGCGACAGCCTGCGACTGCGCGCGTATCTCCGCGCCGCAGTGGTAGAGCCGGGAGGCGCCGCCATCCGCCCCCGTGCTCGGCTCCCTCGATGGCTGAAACAGGAGACCCTCACATGCTTGCCTTAGAGCCATACCTCCCCCCGCGCGCCCCGCACGGCTTCCTCCCCCTGTCCCCCGAGACGGCTTCGCCGGCAGAGCTGGCGGAGGCACTGATCCAGATCACGCTGCGCTGCCCCCGCGAGTTCGACGCGACGCTGCGCGCCAGCGCAAAGCAGCTCGGTCGGATCGAGCTGGCGGAGGCGCAGGCCGTCCACTGGAAGCAGCTGCAGGCCGGCATCGCCGCCCTGTTCAACGGGGTGAAACCGTGAATCGCGCGCAGCTGCGAACGGCCCTCGACATGATCTATGCCGGGATTGATGGCGAGGGTGCCGAGAGCCTGCACGCGCTGGGCGAGGTGGATCTGCCCGACGTGCTGGTGGTGGTCCACGGCGAGCGCGGGGTAGGTTTCTTCGGCAGTGCTGGCACTGGCGCGGCCGATCCGCGTCACCTCGGCCCGTTGCTGATGCTGGCGCTGGAAATGCTGCTGGGCAGTCTCGAACACAACGAACCGAGGCTGACCGCGCTGCAGCAGGCGCTGGCTGCCTGCCACTCGACCCCGATCGAAACGGAGCACTGAGATGACCGAAGGACGCAAGGACGACGCCGGGAAGCCCCGACCGACGCTGGTGATGCGCACGATGGCGAACGCGCTGCAGCAGGTGCTGGCGGTCGCCGAGTACGGTGCGCGCAAGTACAGCCCCGACAACTGGCTGCAGGTGCCCGACGCCGTGCAGCGATACACCGACGCGATGCTGCGACACCAGCAGGCGCACCTGCGCGGCGAGGTCCTCGACCCCGAGTCGGGGCTGCCGCACATGGCGCACGCGGCATGGTGTGCGCTGGCGGTGCTGGAACTGGGTGCGCGCAAGGTGCAGCCGCAGCCGCAGCCGCAGCCGCAGCCGCAGCCGCAGCCGCAGCCGCAGCCGCAGCCGCAGCCGCAGCCGCAGCCGCAGTTGAGCGACCGCGCCGCGTTCGAAGAGCGCTGGGGCGAGGATGCGCGGCTCTACTGGCGCAGGGAGATCGAAGCCGCGGAGCTCGCGGCAGTGGTCAGGCAGGTCCGCAAGGACGTCGGGGCGCATTGGGACCTCCGCAACGTTAACCGGCAGCTGCGCAAGGACCCCGAGGTGCGCCGGATCCTGAACACGCATGGCACCCGGCTGGTACGCACGGCGTCCGGCTCGATCCTTGCCGACAACGTGGTCATCATGGGTCCGGAGCGCACCCCGGCCGAGTACCGCAAGGGGCGCGAGGCCATTCGGGGATTGGAGCGGACCACCGGTCCGCTGGCCTCGCTGATCCGGGGCATGCCGCTGTACGAGGCTGCGTTCGCCGAGGGGTTGCTGTACCTGCAGAGCCCGGCGGTGATCGCGATCAAGGACCGGCGCGGGCAGAAGCTGCGGGAGGTCCACGGGAAGACGCTGCTGGGCGCGTGGGGGGCGCTGAAGCAGATGCCGGACGTCGAGAACCTGCTGAAGCTGGTCACTGCGCGGGTTCCGGTGGTGAAGCGACCCCTGCCGCCGCTCGATCAGGCCATCGCACACTGGACCCGGGAGCTGGCCAAGGATCCGGTCTGCGCCGTCCTGCTGGCCCAGCGGCAGCTGCAGCTCATTCACGAGCCTCGGGGAATGTGGCTGAAGTTCCGAAACAGCATGCTCCCGCTGCATGCTCCGCACTGCACCGCCGCCGATGAGGCCATCCGCTGGGTGCATGATGGCCTGCGTACCTGAGGCACTGGAACGCTGGCGCGCCGCAGCCCCGTTGGGCTGCGGTCGCGGCGTCTGGTTCGAGGACGGCAAGTGGAAGCGGTTCGAGTTCCGGTGGTTCACCCCCGGGCTCGACCCGCCCCTCGTCCAACCGCAGGCGTCGACAGGCGCCGGACTCTGGGGGTAGTCGTGGCGATCGATGGCGATTGGCGATACACGATCGAGGGCGAGAAGCTGACCATGGGCGAGATCATCGCCCGCGTCCTCGCCGCGCACCCGAAGCTCAAGGCGGACACCATCCGCAAGCGGGTTACCGCCGGGTTCCGGACATGGAGGCTACTGGGGCAAAGCGCGGCGGCAGGGGCCGCGGCGAGGCGTGATCGGATCCGCAGCGCGATTCACCGGGTGTACGGTCGCGATCGCTGACCGTCTCGATCGACTACTCGGCCTGCGTGTAGTGACATGCAAGCGACGATAGCGCATGATGCTCCCACCGACGGCCTCGGTCTCCCCTCGGGGATCAGGCCAACCGAGTAAACCGTCGGGCCTTTTCAATGCTGCGCTGGTCGTGCACGTCCGTTCTCCCTCCCCGGGGCCGGTGCTCACCCGACCAGCGCAGCGCCAGTTTCAAGCGGTGCTGATAGGAAGAGTTACTTCGCCTTCCAAGCGCGTAATCCCGGTTCGAATCCGGGTTCGGGCGTAGCTCGAATCGTCTAACTGGTAGGACACGCAACGTACTCTTTCGCTCGTAGCCCGCCCTACACCCAGCCCTGAAGCAATCGTGCTTCAGGGCTCCGTGGTAAACCCGGAGGTGTAACATGCAGAGCAACACCCGCCGCCAGCCGGCACCCCCCAGCTATACTCACGCCGGCGTCCGCGCGGCGCCGACCAGCCCGATCCAGCAGCTGCGCCGCAGCGTGCTCTCCTGCCTCCTCTGGGAGTCGGAGTTCTATGAGAGCGGCGAGCAGATCGCCAATCGGATCCGCCAGCTCGTCAGCGAGGTGGTCAAGCGCCACGGGCTCGCCCCGGTCGCCAACCTCGCCATCGAGGCCCGCGAGACCCAGCACCTGCGCCACGCCCCGCTCATGCTCGTTCGCGAAATGGCCCGGCACGGCGGTCCGCTGGTCTCCTCGACGCTGACGCGCGTGATCCAGCGCGCCGACGAGCTCGCCGAGTTCCTGTCGATGTACTGGGCTGAGGGGCGCACGCCGATCGCCAAGCAGGTCCGCAAGGGCCTCGCCAACGCGTTCCGGAAGTTCGACGCGTACCAGCTCGCCAAGTACAACCGTGACAAGGCGATCACCCTGCGCGACGTCATGTTCATGGTCCACCCGACGCCGCTGGACGACGCGCAGGCCGCGCTCTGGGCGTGGCTCGCCAACAACGAGCTGAAGGCCCCGGATACGTGGGAGGTGGCCCTGTCGGGCGGCGCGGACAAGTGCGAGACCTTCACTCGGTTGCTGCTGGAGGAGAAGCTCGGCTATCTGGCCCTGCTGCGCAATCTGCGCAACATGGCCGAGGCCGGCGTCGATCCGGCGCTGGTGCAGCGCGCAATTCTCGCCCGCAAGGGCGCGCAGAACGTGCTGCCGTTCCGCTACATCGCGGCGGTGCGCGCGGCCCCGCAGTTCGCCTCGCAGCTCAACACGGCCCTGCTCGCGTGCGTTCAACGCTCGCCGAAGTTGCCCGGCCGAACGGCGGTGCTGGTGGACGTCTCGGGCTCGATGGACATGCAGCTGTCGAGCAAGTCGGACCTGCGTCGCATCGACGCAGCTGCCGCGCTGGCCTCGGTGATCAATGGCGACTCGGTTCGCACGTTCGTCTACGCGAACAACGCGGTCGAGGTCCCGACCTACCAAGGCCTGCCGGGCGTCGACCAGATCGTGCGCAAGGTGGGCGGCGGGACGGACTTGGCACGCGGAATCCAAGCGGTCGACAAGACCGAGTACGATCGCCTGATCGTCATCACCGACGAGCAGGCGCAGACGTACCAGAAGCCGTCGCCGAAGGTGCCGGGGGCGCGCTGCTACCTGATCAACGTCGCCAGCGCGCGGAACGGGGTTGGGTACGGGGCACCGTGGATCCATCTCGATGGGTTCAGCGAGCACGTCATCCGCTGGATCGCGGCGCTGGAGGGGGAGTAGACTCACGCGGCCGGCTGTTTCTCCTGATGTGGCACCCAAGCCCCCGGACCTCCGGGGGCTTTTCTTTTGCGCGTGATGGAACCTACGATGGGGCGTCCGACCACCATCGAGAGGCCCGCCATGCGCATCTTTCTCTGCCTGCTCCCCCTCCTATTCGCCTCGGTCGCGCAGGCGATCGGCCTCCCGAGCAGCATCAGCGGAGGCTTCACCACGCCGGAGCGGGCGTGTCGGTTGGTGCTCGCTCGCCATCAGACGGTGTTCACCCAGATCAGCATCACCTGCCTGCGCTGGGCGGACGGACTTCCGTCTTCAGCGCTCTATCAGGTGTACACGCCGAACCAGTGCCCTGACGGCAACAGCACGATCCTCTCCTTTTCGCCGCGCCCCGTCGAAGCCGATAAGGCGTCGACGTTGGTGCCGGGGGCTTGGTACTTCGGGCCGGCCGGCTGGCTGCCGTATGCACTGGAGAAAAACGGCGAGGAGTTTTTCGTGATTCGCGGCTACGACGAGGTTTCCGGCGCACTGTCGGTCCTCATCGGAGCGGATCCGTCGGCGTTGGCCAACGGGTTCGGGGTGCCGCAGACATGGCGCCGTGAGGTGCCTGTCCCCAGCCCTGCACCCTACACCTGCGCGTTCGGGCCGACCTTGCGCTTCCGCGTTTTCGGTCGGTGATCCCATGATCTACACCGGAAAGGCAGCGCAGGGCGGGGCGATCCCTCACGGGCACCTGCTCGATCTGGCGCTCGCTGCCATGGCGCTTGTCGCCACCGGCACCATCATCGCCCCCGCTGACTACCGCGCGATCGGCGTGGCCACCATCGGATCCATCATCGGCGGGCTGATTGCGGCGCGGATGTTCCGAGGCAAGCACCCGGAACCGCTGGAGACCATGTGGGGCATCTCCACGCTGGCCGGCGTAGCCTTCAGCCCCGCCATGTTCGACTACCTCTCGATCCCGGTCTACGACGCCGCCGGCACGCTGGTGCGCGCCGAGGTCATCCCGCGCAGTGTCTCATTCATGCTGGCGCTGTCGACCGGGGTAGCGGCGTTCTCATGGGGCACGCTCAAGGCGGTGCACTCGTTCTGGCTCCGGTACGTCAAGGCGTGGCTGGAGCGGATCTTCGGTAAGGGGGCGGGCGGATGAACCGCATCGACACCATGCAGTTGGCTGCCGCGGTCGGCATGAGCGACGAGTCAGCCGCGCTCTGGCTGGCCCCGGTCAACGAGGCGGGGCAGGACTGCGGGCTCAACACCCGGGCGCGCTGGGCCATGTGGCTGGCGCACTGCGGGCACGAGTCGCAGGGCTTCCGCAAGCTGGGCGAGTCGTTCGACTACATCCCCCAGCGCCTGCTGGCGGTCTTCCCGCGCTACTTCACGCCGGAGGTCGCTGAGCGGCTCGGGCGCAACGGCAAGCACCCGGCGGACCAGCATGCAATCGCGGAGATCGTCTACGGGGGGCGCATGGGCAATCGCCCCGGGTCGGGAGACGCGTGGCGGTACCGGGGCGGCGGGCTGCCGCACCTGACCGGCCGGAACAACTACGCCGCCGGTGGCAAGCACCTCGGACTCGACCTGCTCGCGGATCCGGACCTCATCCGGACCAATCGGCGCTACGCGGCCAAGATCGCCGCGTGGTTCTGGGATGAGAACTCGATCAACAACTATGCCGATGCCGGCGACCTCGAAGGGGCCACCAAGGCGATCAACGGAGGCGTCAATGGGTTGGATGATCGCCGTGTACGCTACCAGCGCGCGATGGCCGTGCTGGGGATCTCGGCAGCCGAGGAACTGGCGAAGCTGCTGGGCCGGCGGGTTTCCTGATGCTCCGCTGGTTCCTCGGCACGCTCGGTGTCCTGCTGATCTTCGGCGGGACATTTGGCGCGGGCATCTACGTCGGCGAATTGCGCGTTCGGTCTGAGCAGCAGGGACTCGTCATCACCTCACAGGGGGACGCGATCAGCACGCTGCGCGACGAGGTCAAAAGCGCCTACGCCAGAGGGGCGGAAGACGCCGAGCGAAAGGCCGCCCATGCGGCTGACCAGCAGGCGCTGAAGGATTGGATGCAGGCGAACGCCGCGCGCCGCATTGACATCGGCGGCGAACTCCGGAGGGCAATCGATGCGATGGATATTGGCCTGTGCGCTCTCAGCCCTGATGTGCAGCGCGTGCGTCAGCGGGCCCACCAAGAGCTCCTCGACGCCGCCCGCCCCGGTCGTTAAGACGGTGCGGGAGTACGTCCCCGTTGAGTGCGAGGCGCCGGAGCCGCCGCTCCCGCCACCCCCTACCGCGCAGCTGTGTGGGGATGCCATGATCGAAGACGTCGCCGGTCAGACAGGCCCGTGGGCTGAGCTGATGCGGTACTACGTCACGCTGCGCGAATGCGTGCAGCGCCATCAGCAAAAGGCGGACAAGCAATGATCACATGGCTCAAGAAATGGCTCGGACGCGGATCCAAGGTCGACCTGCTCGTTCGGGCGCTACCGAATCCGCCGCGCGTGCGCGCAGGCGTGCTGGCGTGGGCCGAGGCGACCAAGGAGTTCGGGGAGTACGTCGAGCGCTGGGAGCCGGAAGACTCGCTGCTGATCGACTCCCTTCGCCAGCTGGCGGACGCCGCTGATCTGCTCGGGCCGATGGTTGACGGGGTGGTCGGCGCGGACAAGCGCATCGCGCTGGTTCGGCAGCTCCGGATGGTGGCCAGCTCCTTCGGCGTGGTGGACGCTGCGTTCGACGCGTTCTGGGATGCGAAGGGCTCGCCGATTCTCGAACGGTACATTCAGCGGCTACGGGCAATGCCCTGAGGAGGGCGCATGTTTCTGCGGATGCAGGGGCTGACACAAGGACTGGCGCAGGGCCCCTACGCCGGGCTGGTCTACGGGCTGGCCCCCATGACGCCGAGCAGCAGCGGCGGCGGCGGCGGCGGCCCCGTTGGCGACGGCCTGCTCACCGAGGCCGGCGATTTCCTCGTTACCGAGGCTGGCGACTACATCGTTGCGGAGTAACGCATGCTCAAACACTTTCGAAACATGACTGTCGGTGCGCTCCTCGCGATCGCGCTGGGTATCCCGTACCTGCAGGCGGCCGACGTCGCCATCTCGGCGCTGCCCGCCGGCACCACGCTGACCGGCACCGAAGCCATCCCCGCGGTCCAGTCGGCAGCCACGGTCAAGACCACCCCGGCCGCGATCAAGACCTACGTCGAGACGGGCGGGACGGTCACTGCGTCGGATCCGGTGCTGGACCTAACCCAGACGTGGAACGACGGCTCGGCGACATTTACCGGGTTGAAGCTCAACATTACATCGACAGCTTCCGCATCAGGGTCGCTTCTGTTTGATGTACAGGAAAATGGCGCATCCGTTTTTTCTGTGCGTAAAGGGCAGTCCCCACAGGCAGCCGCGTTCAAGTTTACAGTGGCGTCGCCGTCGCTGCTGTCATCCGGCGGCGGGATTCTGCTTGGTTTCACCGGTACCACCACGGGGCTGGTTTCCGGATCATCGCTTGGATGGTCCAACGCCCCCACCAACACCGCAACGCTAGACACGCTTTTATCGCGCGATGCGGCTGGGCAGCTTGCTTTGCGAAACAGCACCAACGCGCAGACGTTCCGGGTCTACAACACGTACACGGACGCGAGCAACTACGAGCGCGGCAAGTTTGAGTGGGCGTCCAATGAACTACGAATTGGTACGGAGAAAGCAGGCACCGGATCGGCGCGTGCGGTTGCGATTCAGGCTGACGGCGTAACCGCAATTTCAATCGGCACGAGCGCGATCGTTTCGATTGGCGCGCTAAACATCACTGGCGGGTATGGGCTCTTTGGAAATGGGTCAAGTCCTCTTTACGGCTTCCGCCACTATCAGCTCCCCACCACACTGACGTCGTATACCCTCACTGCCGGCGATTCTGGAGTTTTCCACATCGCAAACTCTGGTTCTGACCAAACATTCACAATGCCCGCATCACCAAGCGCTGGCACTTGGTACGGGTTCAAGGTGTCCGCGTCGAAATCGTCTTACCTGCGATTCACGGCAAACACCGGGCAGAAAATCAGACTTTCTGGCGGACTGAGCGCGTCTGCTGGTTACATCCGCAGCAACACGGGCGGATCGTTTGTTTACCTAATGTACGACTCGACAGATGCGGAATGGGTCGCTTGGCAGCAGGGCGGCACCTGGACCATCGACAGTTAATCGGAGACAAGAATGATTACCGTCACACTCAGCTCACAGCGGCACATCGCAGCCGCGACCGCTGCCTACATCGCGACGATTCCAGCCGAGGGCGAGCCGCCCTATGCGAGCGTCGGAGCCTACGTGCAGGCCGCACTGGAGCGCGTCGCAGACTCGTGGGTCGAGTCCACGAGGGTCGACCAGATCAGCGTCGGCGAGTTCGTCTTGCGCTTCACTGGCGCCGAGTTTGCGGCCATCACTGCGGCAGCCGGAACCGATGCCAACGTCGCCGCAATCATCGCGACCCTGCGCGCGCGGGATAGCGTGCGGCTGGGGTCGGCGGATGCGGTGAACGGGATCGCCTACCTCGTGGCGGCCGGATTGCTGACACAGCAGCGCGGTGCTGAAGTGCTGCACTACACATAACAGGAGTAAAGGCCATGGGTCAAATCACGTTGCTTGCCCCCACCGCGGACGCGGCGGTCGTTATCGCAGATGCGTCCCGGTACAAATTCGTTACGGTCAGTGCCAGCGACCTGATGCTCACCCCCGACGAGGATGTCGAGATCAAGATGATCTCGGGAGGCCTCGCAGTGGTCGTTGCCGATCCGGCGACCGGCACGGCCATCAAGCTGACTATCTCAGTGCCTTCGGTGCAACTGGCCGGCGGAGTGGTTTATCAGCTGCACAAGCCCGCTACGAGCAACGACTGCGGGCTCTACATGGACACTGGTCCGGGGATCTGATGACCAGCGTCGCGGGGCTTACGCTGACGGACGAAATCACCCACGAGATCTGCGAATGGGTGATGTCCGGGCGTCCGCTCGCCGAATACTGCGCGACCGCCGGCAAGCCCAGCCTCAATACGATCAACAACTGGCGGCATACCAACGACATTTTCGCCAAGCGCTTTTCGCAGGCGCGGGATATCGGGTTCGACTCGATCGCGGAACGGCTGCGCACCACCGTGCGCGGCGGCGACGGGTCGACACTGGACTGGAAGCGCGACCGACTGGTGGCTGAGACCGAGCTGAAGCTGCTGGCCGCATGGGCGCCAAAGCGCTACGGTGCGCGCATCGAAGCCGAGCACAACCTCGGCAACATGGATGTCAGCGAACTCAGCAGTCGCGTCTGCGCGCTGCTGGACAAGGCCATGCAGTCGATCTTCAATGCGCCGCCGGCCAAGGCCTCCGATGTCGAGGCACGCATGGCGGAGAAGCCGACTGCGCAAGTCCCGGAGGACGCGGAGTTCCTGACGGATGCCCAGCGCAAGGCGCTGGCCACCACGCCGCCCTATCCCGAGCGCAAGGCCCCCAAGCGCGCGAGCAAGGCGGAGGCGCGCAAGGCCTTGCAGACACCGGACACGCCCCCTCCGGAGGACACTGAGGACCGCTGGTGAGTGCGATGAACGCGATTCAGCGATTCCAGTCGCTGGAGCCGGCCATCCGCGCCGCGGTGCTCGCCCAGCTGGAGGACGAAGAGCGCAGCGAGCTGCTCTTTGCGCTGGACGCGATCGCCTACAACTACGACCGCACCCTGATCACCCGGATGTTCCCGGACTCCGGGCCGTTCTCGCGCGACAAGTACGTCAAGCAGCTGGAGTTCTACGAGCTCGGGGCCAGCTACCGCTTCCGCGCATTGCTTGGGGGTAACGGCGCAGGCAAGACCCTCTGCGGCGGCTGCGAGCTGGTCTACCACACCACTGGCGAGTATCCGGATTGGTGGGTCGGGCATCGGTACGGGACCCCAATCAAGGCATGGGTTGCGGGCGACACCATCAACACGGTGCGCGACATCATCCAGCCGAAACTGCTCGGAGATGAAGGCGCTTTGGGGACGGGACTATTCCCCGCCAAGAGCATCTTCAAGGTCGTCTATCGCCAGAACGGCAACGGTGCCATCGACTGGATGCTCATCCGGCACAAGTCCGGGGGGCTGTCGAAGGTCCGATTCAAGTCATATGACCAAGGGCGGAAGACGTTTCAGGGTGAGGATGTCCATTTCATCTGGCTCGACGAAGAGTGCCCGATGGATATCTACGCCGAGTGCGTGCACCGATTCCGCGGATCGACGCGTGACGGGCGCCTGATCCTGACTTTCACACCCCTGAAGGGCATCACCGACGTCGTCAAACTGTTCGTACCTCAGTTTTCAGGGTCTGCGTCTCGATCCGACAGCCATGAATCAAGCCGAACCTTCGTTTTGTGCGGCTGGGAGGATGTTCCGCACATCACCGAGGCTGAAAAACGAGAGCGTTTGGCCAACACGCTCGCCTACGAACGCGAAGCGCGCATCCGAGGTATTCCATCGGTCGGTCGCGGGAGGATTTTCACCGTGGAAGAGGAGTTTTTCGTCGTTCGACCGTTCGCCATCCCGCCCTCGTGGCCGATTATCTACGGAGCAGACTTCGGTTTTGGCGCCGAGGGCGACGAAAACACCGGAACGGCGGTCGTTTGGGGTGCGTGGGATCGAACCTCCGACACCTGCTACATTTTCGACGAGTATTTCAGGCATCAAGCCCCGCCGGCCGTCCACGCAACCGCAGTCAAGGCCCGCGGAGAGTGGATGCAGGGTGTCGGCGACTACTCGGGCAAGACGATGGAGGGCGAGAAGACCATCGATCTCTACAAGCAGCTCGGGCTGAAGATCATCAACGCCGACAAGTCCGTCTACGCCGGCCTGCAGCTGATGACCCAGATGCTCAACGAAGGGCGGCTGCGGGTTTTCAGCTCTTGTCAGAAGTGGTTGGAGGAGTACAGGCTCTACTCGTTCAACGAGCGGCAGGAAGTCATCAAGCAGCGTGACCACCTGATGGACGCCACCCGATACCTCCTGATGGCAGATCGCCATCGGGCCACCACCCGACCCATCCCGAGGGGCCGCGCGACCGTTCCGGGCGAGTCTTTCGGGCTCTACAAGAGGAACCGCTGAGATGGGCTCTCCGATCCAATTCCTTCGTACTTTCCCGCCGGCCCAACAGAAAGAACTGGCGGCCGCCCTGCGCCAGTGCCGTCGCCGCGTCGACCAGTCGCTGGACGACGTCAGTATCGTGACCAACGCGACCACCACGGTGGCCACGCTGAAGTGCCCGGCTGCCGAGCTGGGCGTCGGAAGTGTCATTCACGGGCGTGTCGCCGGTTCGCTGGCCGCCAACACTTCGGCGCTGGGGCTGACCCCGCTGATTGCACTGAATGGTACGACCTTCTACACCGATCAGCTGACCGTGCCCGACGCGGCCACGGATACCATCAAGTCGTTCCTGCTGGACTTCCGGATCTACTGGAAGACCCCGGCGATTGCACGACTGGAGGGGCTGTTCCAGATGTCCACCGACAACGTCGCGGCTGCGGATACGGGCGTTGGCGCGTTGGGCGGCACGGATACCATCGGCGCGGCGTTCAATCACGAGCTGACGTCGTTGCAGATCGCGATGGATCACATCATCACGGTTACGATGGCGGCTGCCAACGGCCTGTCGGGCACCTCGAAGGTCGCCGCCCTCTGGGTCGAGTAACCAGTGGACCTCGCAGTCGCGGTAGTTGAAGAGATCGATCCGGCGGAGGAGCTCCGCCGGATCGCCATGCTCCCGGCGGAAGAGCTGGAGATCATGCTGCCGCTGATGAGCCCGGAGATGCGGGAGCAGGTCCTCGACCTGCAGGCCGAGCTCAAGGAGCAGCGCGCCGCCGCGCTGCGGGATCTGGTCAAGCGGCTGGAGAACGAGAAGCTGGCGCCGATCGTGCGCGCCAAGCGCCCGATCGAGGCGCGCTGGGCGGAGGACGACCGTCAGTACTACGGCTTCGACCGCGTACCTACCAAGAAGGCCGATCGTCAGGGCGTCCCGTCGGAAGGCGGAGATGATCCGGTCCCGCCGGCCCTGAACCTGACTGCGCCCCGGACCAACACATGGACCGCGCGCATCGTCAACATGACCTGCCCGGGGTCGCACCTGCCGGGCGGAATTGAGCCCACGCCGGATCCGGCGCTGGCAGAGCAGCAACAGGCCGCCCCCGCGGCCCCCGTGCCCGGCGCACCGGTGGAGTCCGACTCGATCGAGCAGCGCGCTGCCAACGCCGCGTTCCGCATGAATCGCGTGGTGCGAGACCAGTTCGCGGAGTGCAAGCTCCCCCGCGAGGTCCGCAAGGCTGCCGCGTTCCTATGCCGCTGGGGCACCGGCGTGCTGGCCGGCCCGTTCCAGATGCGCCCGAAACGCGTGCGTTTCCGGGAGCTGCAGGGCCCGAACGGTCCGGTTTACGCGCCGGTGATGGCCTCCGACGTCAAGCCGATCTGGCGCCACGTCAATCCGCGGCACTTCTTCCCCGAGATGGTCTCGGACATCGCGGACGCGAGCTATGCGTTCGAGCTGATGCTGCTGACCCAACGCGAGCTGGGCGACCTGCGCAACATGCCGGGCTTTGCCGGCTTCGACGACGCATTCGACCGCCTGCTGGCGAAGGACTACCAGCCGATGGTTCGCGGCGAGATCGCGACCAGCCTGACCCAGTGGAACAGCACGAGCCCCTGCAAGGAGGCGACCGAGAACCGGCTGGCGGTCTGGCGTTTCTTCGGCTACCTCGACAAGAAGGACATGGAGGTCTGCGGCTGCGACCTCGACGGCTACGACGTCACCGGTGACGCACCGCCTCCGCTGGTCGAGGTCTGGTTCTGCGACGGCCATGTGTTGCGCGCGGACACCATGATCCCCGAGGGCACGGCACGCCTGCCCTACTACGTCACCTCACTGTTCCCGGTCGACGACACTATGTTCGGCGGCGGCATTCCGTATGCCGGGCGCGATGCGCAGGAGTCGATCAACGCATTGTGGCGCGCGGCCCAGCACAATGCGGTGGTCACGGCCGGTCCGCAGATTGGGTACCAGCAGGGCCTCGCAGAGCCGACCGATGACGACTATCGCGTCCGCGGCCCGAAGACATGGCGCATCCTCGATCCGTCGAAGAACATCAACGACGTGCTGTCGCAGATGATCATCGGCAACAACGCCGAGCAGTACATCCGCCTGCTGGAACTGCGGATGCAGATGTTCGACGAGGAGATCAACCTTCCGCTGGTAGCGCAGGGCCAGCCGGACGCGGCCACGCCGACGTCCAGCGGGCTCACGATGCAGATGCGCGCCGCATCGGTGGCCATCCTCAACGTGGGGCAGAACTGCGAGGATGGCTGGGTCACGCCGCTCTTCGAGTCGGCCTACCACTACAACATGGTCCACCACCCGGACCCGAGCATCAAGGGCGACTTCGACTGCGTGTCGAAGCTCGTTTCCGACTCGGTCATGCGCGAGATCAAGGCCCAGAACCTACTGGTGCTGGCGAACATGCGCAAGGAGGATCCGGAGCTGGCGCTGCGGGTCAATCCGAGCACCTTCTATCCGCGACTGGCCATCGCGCTTGAGCAGGACGCCGACCTTTTCCTGACGGAGACGGAGGTCGAGGCCCGACAGGCCAAGATGCCGCCGCCTCCGCCGGATCCGAAGATCCTGCAGATCGAGGCCCAGCGCGAGCAGTTCCAGATGGACATGCAATGGCGCGAGCGCGACCGCGAGCTCGACTATCAAGAGCGCATGCGCGAACTCGACATCCGCGAACGCGAGGCGGAGTCGCGCGATCGCGTGGCGATGCTGTCGCTGCAGGCGAAGATCGCCGAGATCGCCGCGGCGCAGGAGCTCACCGTCGCCGAAATGCAGCAGCGGCTCGGTCTCGACATGGAGCGCGAGGCGACCAAGCGCGCACAGATCGCGACGCAGGAGGCGCAGAAGGAACGCGAGCTGGGGGCGCGCGTGCGAACCGAGGCCGAGAAGATGGCGCAGCGGGACGCCGAAAACCAACTGGAGGTGTCGGTGGAGACTCCGGCACGGCTGGCATGAACGACCTCAAGATCGAACCCCTGTCCCCTGAGTGGCAGGTGCTCTCCGAGCACATGCAGAAGCTGCTGGGGGCGGATTGCAAGGCGCTGGAAACCGCGGTCGGCGACCGCACCATCATCACCCTTCAAGCCCGCGTCGCCTTGCTGCGGGGACTGTTGGACCTCCCCAAAATGAGTCGACCGGCGCCTGTGCGACCGCTCGGCTTTGAGACCAGATAGCCATGGCTGACACCGACGACGACGATCTGCTGGAACAAGTAGCCCGACAGCTGGAGGCCCGTAAGGGCGCACCGCTGGCGGCGTCCCGCCCTCCGGAAACAGACCCGCAGGTCACCGGTGAGCCGCTCGCGGCGGACGCTCCGCCGGCAGCGCCGGAAGCGCCGGCAGAGCCGGTCGCGCCGATTGCGCAGCCGTCCGGCGAGCCCCCGGCCGCGGCGCCCTCGACACCAGCCGTCCCGGACTGGGAGGCGGCGCTATCGCCGGAGGCCCGAGAGCAACTGGAGCGCCTGCGCAGCGAATCCGAAGAGGCCAAGCGGATTCGCAACGAGATGGATCAGCTGCGGGCCAATCACAATGCACTGTACCACCGGGTCGCACCAACCCAGCGCGAGAACGAGGCGCTGCGCCGGCAGCTCGAACAGATCCAACGCAGCGGTGGAGCAGCCCCTGCCGCTGCGCCGGTCCTCACGATGGACGCGTGGTTCAAGCGCCTGCCGAAGACCACGCAGGAGTTCTACGCCCAGTACCCGGACGACCGCGACGCAGCCTTCGAAGCCGCGCGCGCCGCGGTGGAGAGCGTGGCTGCGCACCTGCGTACGGAGACGGAAGAGCGCTTCGCCCAGATGCGTCTGGATGCCGAGCGCAATCAGCTGGCGGCGCAACACCCGGACTTCCAGCAGTACGTCCAGCGCTGGGACGCGCAGAACCAGCGGTGGATCAATCCGACGCCGCAGGCGCAGGACTACTGGGGCTGGGTCGAGCGTCAGCCGGAGCACATCCGCGCGTTGGCGGTCGGCAGTACTGCCGCCGAGAACGCGAATGCTCTGACCCTCTACAAGTGGGAGAAGGACAACCCGAACTTCCACCAGACACTGCAGCACCCTGATTTTCAGCGGTGGGCGCAGGCAATGCCGCCCCGCTTGACGGAGATGGTGCTGTCCCCCAATCTTGATGAAAGGCTGACCGTACTCTCGTATTTCTGGCGAGACTACAGCGAAGCCCTTGGCACTACCGCATCGCCGACCCCCGAGGCGAATGCGGCGCGACAACTCGCGGCTCGCCGCGAGCGACAGACGCAAAGCATCGCGCCATCACCCCGGGGAACGCCAGCGCCGGCTTCGGCTGCCGCAGGGGCGTTCGACGAGGATGCCGCGGTTGAGGACGTCTTCCAGCGGATGCAAGCCCGCAGGCATCGGGGATAACTCTCAATCGCAGCTACCAAGATGGAGCGATAGACCATGAGCATGGCTCTGTATCACAATGGCTACAACCCGGCCAACTCGCAGGAACAATATGCGGTGATGCTCGACATGCTGGAGCGCGCCGAGGCGGACAACGTCCTCGACATCGCTTTCAGCGAGGTCACCCACGCCAAGAAGAAGGGCCGTTCGGTCCGTTTCTCGCGCTGGGCGATCCCGGCGACCAACACGACCCCGGTCGTCGAGGGCATCAACAACGCGGTCCGCGCGCTGACCCCCGAGGACATCTTCGTCACCATCGAGGAGTACAGCGAGACCTTCTCGTACAGCTCGCAGGCGGCGGACCTCGATCCGCTCGACTACGCGGCCGGCGTGGCCGAGGTCGGCTACGACCTCGTCAAGCTGGACCGCACGGCGATCCGCTGGGCGACGATGATCGCTGGCACCCAGCGCATCTTCAATTCGTCGACCATTGCCCTCCGCCAGAACGTCAACGGCGTCATCACCGGCGGTCGTCTGGATCAGGCGGTGACGATCCTGCGTTCGGCCAAGGCGAAGCCCTACAGCGACCTGAAGCTGGGCAGCAACCGCATCGGCACGACCGGTCTGATGCCGAGCTTCATCGCGTTCGGCCACGAGCACCTGCGTCCGGACTTCGAGAAGATCCCGGGCTGGCAGCCGGCCTCTCAGTACCCGTCCGACATCCGCCTGAACCCGTACGAGGTGGGCTCGCTGGCCTCCGGCCGCATCCGCGTGATCCTGTCGCCGGAGCTGGAGCCGATCGCTGACGCGGGCGCCTCGAAGGGCTCTGCGAACCTGCGCTCGACCAGCGGCAGCAACGTCGATGTCTACCCGATCGTGATCGTCGGCAAGTACGCGCTGAAGTCCCTGTCGCTCCGCGGCAGCGGCGCGCGCGGCAGCGGCAACCTCGACACCTACACGATCAACGGCCCGGACCGCGTCGACCCGGCGAACCTCACCCGCTACTGGTCGGCCCACTGGTACGACGCGAACTTCATCGCCCACGAACTGTGGATGATCCGCGTCGAGGTCGCCTGCACCGCGGCCTACCAGTAACCCATCAACCTGTAGAGGGGCCGGCCTCCGGCCCCTCTGACTGAGGAGAGTTTCAATGGCAGTCAATACCTACTGGGCGTCGAAGTACTTCCGTGACAGCAACGACGCCGCCCTCCAGTCCATCCCTCGGCTGCAGCCGGGGCAGCTCGGTGTCTGGGATGACACCATCGTCATCGCCGCCGCAACCTCGGGCCTTGGTACGCTGCAGGCCATTGCGGGCGATCTGCTGAAGATTGCGCGCATGCCGGCCGGCCATCGGGTGCGGCAGCTGGAGATGTACATCGGCGACATCGACAGCGGCACGGTGCTGCGCATGGACTTCGGCATCACCGGCAATTCCGATTTGCTGGCAGCCGCGCTGGACGTGGACACGGCCGGCGGATACGTGGTTCCGGCGAACGCGGATGTGCTCCAGAGCCTCAACGAGACCACCCCCAGCACCGACTATGACCTGCTGGGCACGGTGACCACCGCGGCCAACGGCAACGTGTTCACGGCTGCGACGTGTTACTTCCGGGTGACGTACTACTGCGCGTCGAACGGCTTCAGCCCGAGCGACGGTCCGGCGGTGGTCGAGGGCACCCAGTAACACCGGCTGATCGCTGAACCCGGGGCTGCCGATCGTGAGGTCGCCAGCCCCTCTCCCCCAACAACCGAGGATCTGAGATGACGCCCGAAGACATCAGCGGCAAGCTGCCGAACTGGCTCAACGCCAACTTCGTCGGCTGCACCCCGCACGAACTGCGGCAGGCCTGCCTGCATTTGGAGATCGGCACGTCCCCCAAGGACACGATCGACTCCATGACGCGCAAGCTACTGCAGCACTACAACCGCTGGGACGTGGGTGTCGATGGCGCCTCCCCGACCCCGGCGAAGCCCAAGGCCGCCAAGGTGACCAAGATCAAGACCTCCGCGCCTGTCGACAACGACACCTTCGGCCACGGCAAGCGCCGCCCGCCGAATCTGACGTCGCTGCGGCGCTGGGAGGGCAAGCGCTACCGCATCCGCGCGCTGCCGCAGAATCAGCAGGCCGGCGGATCCCGCCGCATTCCGGTCCCGTGGGAAGGCGACGTCTTCCTGCTCGACCCCAAGCTGCCGTACCAAGACGTACCGGCGCCGGTGTTCTACAACATCGCTGACAGTCAGGCGAAGCAGTTGATCCTGAACTGGAACGCGCAGACCAAAGAGATGGACAGGGTCTGGCACGTCTACGCACGTTTCCCGCTCCAGTTCCTCGGCGTGACTCCGGGCACCGAGCACCTGCCCGAAGACTTGCGCGAGTGGCTGCAGCGCGATGCCATCGCACACGACAACTACGCCAACGAAGGCCGCGACACCCTCGAACGCGTGTGGGGGCTGCTGACGGATGGCGCCCACCCGGACGAGATCGATCGCAACCGCGAGATCGGCTACTGGCGTCGGCAGGTCCAGCAGCTGCTGGGGCTGACCCCCGAGCAGATGGAGACCGCGGAGGCCGAAGCGGCGTGAACGTCCTCGCCCTTGCACAGCGCACGCACCTCCTGATCGGGTTGGGCTCTCGCGGCAACACCGCGAAGCCCGGCACGGTCCCGACTGCGCTGACGGGGCAGACGGACGAGCTCGCCGAGCTCGTCGAGTGGATCCTGATGGCCCTGACCAACTTCCAGACGATGTTCAAGTGGGGGTGGCTCATCCGTCAGGGCACGCTGGCCTTCGCCAGCGGCACGGCCACCAAGGCCGCGTCCACGATCGTGGAGCCGGCGGGAATCACCGCCGGCTACCGCGACTGGATCCCGTTCAAGCAGGGCGGGCGGCGCTACGTCCTTCGCTACCTGACCGCGGACGGGCCGACCAGCACCAACATCCCGGTCTACTTCATGGAGTATGCGGACTTCCGGGGCTTGCGCGATCGCTCGCCGGTCGCCACCGGTGCGCCGATGTACTTCACGATCCATCCGAGTCAGCTCTGGGAGGTCTACCCGACCCCCGACGCCAACTACACGCTCAAGCTCGACTACCTGTGCGCGCCGAAGATCTACACGACCAGCGACGGCACCGCCAAGATCGAGGACTACCCCGGAGCGGCCAACAGCGCCGCGGGCCTACCGGTCGAGTTTCATGAGGCGATCGCATGGCTGGCCATCCGCTACTGGGCGGAGTCCCGAGGCAAGCTCGACACGTTTCAGATCGCCGAGCGTCGGTTCGATGAGCTGACCCGGCCCCTGAAAGCAAGGTATCTCCCCACCGCGAGGATCTAACCGTGAAGCAGCAGGTGATCGCTCTGACCGGGGGCCTCGATCTCACAACCGACAAGCTGTCCGTCGCGCAGGGCTCTGCGCAGGCTTGTTTGAACTACGAGGTGGGGGTCAATCGAGGCATTCGGCGCATCGATGGATTTAGTCGATGGGATGGGCGTCCGTATATTGTCTACTCCGGCTTCACGTTCTACGTTGAATCGGAGGGTCCGCCGGGGGCGCTTTTCGCCGTTGGGGATCTAGGCCATACGCTGCACATCGACAGCCTTTCCGGAAACGCAGTCACCGCAGATATCATCGTCACCTCCGTAGGGGCGGTCGAAGAGATTTCTGGGGTATATCGAACGTACGGAAGCGCGTCCTTCATCGAGCCGGTCAACCTAGACACCCCTGCGCATATCGCAGGCGTGTACCTCGGCGTCCTTGTCGGGGAGGCGGCGAGCACGGAGTTTATCCCTAGTGAATACGCCGGATACCAAGTTCTGGTCACGGCCGTACCCGGCGACAGTTTGACGCGCGTTCCCGGCGCACATTTCCTGAACGATAAACTCTACGCGGTTGTCGATCTCGTCGCGATCCGGCTGACGTTGGCGTCCGCACCAATGCCCTTGGAGGGCGCTCCGATCTACGCCGCCGGGCACACGGCCGCGATCGGTACGCTGGCCCTGATGCGCACTCTCGACGGCAGTAGTACCGACAGCGTCATTGAGCTGTTCGACTACGCCCCCGATGCGGATTTGGCCGTAAACACCGCGCTATATACCCCCGTGGTGTCGGCCAACCTCGTCCGAAATGGGAATTTCTACGTGGCGCCCGCCTCTGCGACCGACTGGCCGACCGCGGCGCCCGCCGGGTGGGCCTACAGCAGCGGCGCAGCCGGGGTGGCTACGGCAACCGGAAGCAATACGGCTTTGGTACATGCGTTGGCTGCTGTTGCAGGGCAGACCTACGCAGTTACGTACACCATTACCGTCGCAGCCGGAGCCATCCAGCCCAGTATTGGCGGGGCTTCAGGGACGTCGCGAACGGCCAGTGGTACGTATACCGATACCGTCCGCGCAACAGGCACCGGAGCGCTGACTTTCACGCCTACGGGGTTTACCGGCACGTTGGACGACGTATCTGTCCGCCTCATTCCGACCGAATTGATCGCCGATTCGCGTTTCTTCTTCGGGGCCGGGGGCGTATGGACGGCTAGCGACCCGAGCTGGTCCTTTACGGTAGGGTTGTCGGGGCGTGCGAACGCTACCGCCGCGTCGCTGACGTATATCAGCAGCTCTGAGTTCACCCCCGCGGCCGGGCAGGGGTACCGCGTAACATACGACGTCTACTGCGTCAGTGGGTCCGCGCGCGTCATGCTGGGGAATAGCTACGGGGCGACCCGGACGACCACCGGAACGTATGAGGATTACATCCTAGCCGCGGACGCAACGGAACTGCGCGTCTACGGCCAAGACGGATTCACCGGGTACATCGACAATATTCAGGTAGTGCCCGTCGATTACATCGGCGACGTTGTTGCGCACGTCTCCCCCGAGCGCGCAACGATCTATTGCGCCGACTGGGATGGCCCCGGCGGGTGGACGCGAATCGATCTGGGGCGCCAGCTTGAGTACGTCGAGACCAATGCGACCGACCCGGACGCCTTTTTCCTGCCGTATTCGCGACGCGGATTTATCTCGCAGCTGGACGCCGACGAGGTGCAGGACACTGGCTGGGTTGGCGCAGACGGCGTGGCTGAAGACCTTGGAGGTGGGGCCACTGCATGGGCTAATCTGGACGCCGGCGTGCTGGAGGCCGATGACGGAAACGAGGCCGGGGACAGCGGGTCTTCGGGCGCGTTTCGTACCAACACGCTGAAGGCAACGTTCTCTGCGGATGCGCTACAAATCCCGGCCGGCGCGCTGGTGCGCGGCGTCGAGGTGCGCATCTACCGCCGAGCGCAGACCGGCGCGCGCGAGGAGCTGGTCACCATTGGGTGCACCAGCTCCGCAGCACGTAGCAACAAGGCAGACGGGTCTCGGTATCTGCCGGTCGTAGCCGCCAGTGCACCGGGACGCGATCAGACGTATGGCGGGGCCAACGATCTCTGGATGGCCGGGGACATCCCCGACCTGAAACCATCCGACATCAACGACGGAGGATTCAATGTCCAGCTGGCGTATCGCCTTGTCGGCGGTGCGTTGTCGAGCACCTTTGTCGATGCCGTCGAGGTCAAGGTCTACTACCAAGAACAGAGCCGCAAAGCGTTCGTCAACAACACCGGTGGCAGCCCGTGGGATCAAGAGATCGAGGTCATCCACCATACGGTGGCCGAAGGATCGGCGACCGGCGGAGCTACCCCCGGTCCCGGCAACGGCGATCGCCGCGGCCTGCTGGTGATCAATTCGAGCATCGGTACCGCGTACACGCGCCCGTGGTTGTTCGGGCCCGACATGGGGATCTACACCGAAGACGATCAGGGCGGCGCGCTGCTGGCCTACTGCGCCAGCACTGATGAGCCGATCACGCTGGCGTCGAGCTACGCGGTGGCGGCTGAGAGCGCACGCTACGTTTTCCACTCGGCCAACCCCTACGCGAGCGACCGGTACGACGTCATTTTTGTCGTCAACGGGGTCGAGCGCGGAGCCATGTTCGACGGCAGCTACTTGCTGCCGATCCAGACGGGGCTGTTGGCGCAGTTCGAGAAGCCTCGGCACGTCGCGTGGGCGGGCAACTACCTCGCGCTGGGGTACGCGACGGGGTCGGTGTCCATCTCTGACCTCGGCGACCCGCTGGTCTACGTGGACGCGGCGTCGCTCGCCGCGGAGATCGGCGCAGGGGATCGGATCACGGGCCTCGTCAAACTGAAAGGCGACAGTCTCGGCGTCTTCACCGAGAGCACCATCTTCGCCATTCAGGGAACGGACCCATCCACCGGACTCGCCCGGGTGGAGATCTCCCCCAGCTCCGGAGCGATCGAGTACAGCGTACTGAATATCGGGCAGCCGGTATTTCTCGACTTCGCCGGGCCTGCCACGCTGGCCACCACCGACCAGTACGGTGATTTCAGCGCCGGGCGACTGGCGGAAGGGGCGACCCCGTGGTTCCTGCAGCGCCTGCAGCTTCCGACGCGCAATCAGACCGTCGATCGGACCTTCGTGGCCGGCTACGTCATGCGCAACAAGCGTCAGTGCCGATACGTGTTCAAGGATGGGTGGCAGGCCTCGTTGACGTTCACTCCGGCGGATGGGGTGCAGGTCACGACGCAGCGCTTTTACGGAGCATGGGACGACCGGGACGCGACCGCGATTACCGTGCTGGCCTGCTGTCATGGGGTCACCTCGACAGGGCAGGACGTGGCGTTCATGTCCTTCGCCCGGGACCCGGAGAGCTCCCGTTACCGATACCTGTTCCAGCTCGACAGCGGGCAGTCCTTTGACGGTGAGCCGATCATCGCGCAGTGGACATCACAGCCGCTGCAGCTGGGGCCCCCGTTCTATCGAAAGCAGCTCGATCAAGTCGGGTTCCACGGGCGGGCGTACGGGCACGCGCAGTTCAAGGTCTTCAAGGGGTTCGACTACACCACTCCGATCAGCGACGAGACCACCGGCGCCTCCGCCGCCGGGACCCTCTATGACTTCGGCGTGGCAGGTACGACCAGCGCAGACGAGGCGTCCTACAAGAGCATGCACACGTTGCGCGGCGAGGGGGAGGATGTAACGATCCTGATTGAATCGATCAGCGCCAGCGCCCTGCCGCACACGATCCAGAACCTCATTGTCCGGTTTGAGCCGGAGGATCCCAAAGCATGACCGCAGTCTATGACCAGAACACCGGGCAGTGGACGCAGCGCCCCGCACACGAAGGCCCCGTTACCGGCGGGCTGATGCGCTCCGGGTCGATCTATCTGCGCCAGCCGGGAGACAACGAAACCGTCGCCGGCAATGTGAAGCGCCTACAGGCGTCGAACAGCCCGCTGATGCAGCTGGCCGGCAAGCAAGGCCAAGCATTGGCGGCCCGGCGGGGGCTCAATAACTCCACGCTCGCCGTGCAGGCGGGCCAGCAGGCTGCGTTGCAGGCCGCCTTGCCGATCGCGCAAGCGGACGCGCAGCTGGCTGCACAGGCGAGCGCGCAGAACGCCGAGGCCCTCAATGCCGCAGCGATCGCCGAGCTCAATCGGCAGACCGCCAGCGCGCAGGGGCATGGCGTCCAGATCGGAGGTAACCAGATCGACGCGGATCTCGAATTTGAACGGCAGCAGCAGTTGATGCGGCTGGCCTCCGAACTCAACATCAGCGAGGCCGAGGCCGGGCGCATCTTCGAGCGCGAGATGACCCTCGGCGAGCGCGACTGGCGCAGCGGGGAAGCGGAGCGCGACCGCGGGCTCAACCGCGAGGAGTGGGAGCAGCGTCGGCTGGAGGCGGATCGTCAGCGGGGCTGGCAGTCCTCGCAGGCCGAGCTGGATCGGGACTTCGAACGTGAGAACCGTGCGTGGGTGGGCCAGCAGGCGGATCGCCGCGATCGCATGTCCGCGTTCACCGGCGCCATGGGCCAGATCATGCAGACGATCTTCTCGTCGCCGGACTTCTTCCGCGACCCGGCCGCCGCGCAGGGCTTCATGGAGTTCTTCAGCACGCAGTTCAGCGGGATCTATGACCGGATCTTCGGCGGCACTGCGCCGGGAGGTGGATGATGAGCTGGTGGATGGTGGCATTTCAGGCGCTCGGCTCGGCGCTGAGTTCCAGCAGCAGCCGCAGCAATTCGCGCCAGCAGGCCGACAACGACCGGCGCAACGCGGAGATGAGTGCGGCGCAGCAGCGCAACCTCGCCATGTGGATGCGCGGGAACGAGCTTGAGGACCGGCGCTACCGGCAGGAGGCCATGGGCAACTACGCTCAGTTCAGCACCCTGCAGGGGGTCGAGCGCGTGCCGTACAGCAGCACCACGCCGACGCCGATCGCGCTGCCCACGCCCGTGGATCCGCGCAATCGCCCCCGCAATGGCCAGCAGGGCCCGATGTTCTACACCTGAGGGGATCGTCATGACGCCTGAAGAGGCACTCGAAAAGGCGACCGAGCTGTTGCTCTCGCCGGAATACTCGCAGATCGTCTCGCAGGCGCTGCTCAATGCGAAGGACGTCTCGGTCGCCGCGGCGACCGTCGTCGCGCCCATCATCCTGCGCATGATGCAGGACGGGGAGATCCCGGAAGAGGAGCTGTTGGGGTCGCAGGAAGGGGACGGTATCGCAATCTACCTGCTCGCGGAGGTCTTCGAGATCGCTGCGGAGGCGGGGCTCATTCCCGGGGGCGGCGGGGAGGAGACGGCGGAAGGGGAGGTTCCGCCGGAGGCGCGCCAGATGGCCGAGCAGGCCGTCCAGCTGCTGGCCCAGATGCTCGAACAGGGCGGGCAGGCCATGACCCAGATGCCGCCTCAGGACGGCGCGCCGGCCGCGCCGGCCGCGCCGGCGGGGCTGATGCAGGAGGGGATGGCATGAGCTTCCTGCGCGACTTCGGCGCCGGGCTGTTCACCGGCATCGGGAACCAACTGCAGCAGCGCGAGGATGAAGAGCGTCGCATGCAGATCGAGGAAGCGCTGGCAAAGCGTCGCCTCGCATGGCAGACCCAGATGGAGAACAAGATCAACCCGCGCCAGCCGGAGCCCTATGGCGTTCCGGTCCAACGCGGGCCGGGCAACTGGGCCCAGCCGACCCAGCAGTACGTTCCGCCCGAGTTCGATCCGGAGACCTACGACATCACCAAGCCGGCGAGCTACGTGCCGGGGCCAGACATGCCGGCGCGGGACCCGACGGCCCTGAGCCCGAAGGACGCGGCGATGCAGGACTATCGCGAACGACAGCTGGCGCAGCAGAAGGAGCTGAGCGAAGCACGCACCGCAGCGCTCGGGCGGCGCTCGTCTGGCGCCCGAGAGGCTGAACCGAAGATCCGCGAGTTCGGGGATCGCCCATGGCAGCTCAACGAAGAGACCGGGGAGTGGGAGCCGATGGCAGGGCCGCCGCCGCCGAAAAGCGAGACGAGCAGCGGCGACAGCGGGAAAGAGTACCGCGCAGCGTTGGAGCGTGAACGCACCCGCGCGGCGACCTACGTCAACAAGCAGCTGGAGCCGTACGCCAAGATGGACGAAGCGAAAGCGCTTGCGGACATCTACAAGCGGACCGGAATCCGCGCGCCGAGTCTTTCCGCGTACCGCGAAAACCAGATCCAAGCGGCGATGGCTCCATGGTTGGAGGCGAACCCAGCGCCGACCGCCGACAAAACGAACGCCGGCGCAAAAGGCATTCCGGCACCAGCGGGCGCCAAACCGGGAGATCAGGTTCGCCAAAAGTCCACCGGGAAGCTCTTCCGCGTTCAAGCTGATGGCACCATGGTAGAGGTCTGATGGCCAACGATTTCGAGATCGTCAGCCGGGCAAACGACTTCGAGGTACTCGGCCCGGCCGATGACTTCGAGATCGTACGCGCCGACTCCCGCACCCCCACGCGCGGGGTGAATCGCCGTGGGCGCCGCAGCGAGCTGACCCACGAGCAGCGAGTTCTGCGCCAGCGTCGGCTGGAGCAGGAGCGCGCGCAGCGCGAGGGGTACCGGCCCGCGCCGCCGCTTCGCGGTCGCGCGTTGGAGGCCACCGGCGACTTCGAAACGCTGGCGCGCGCCGAAGAGAACGACACCCCGCTGGCCTACCAGATCGCGCGGGATATCGGGTCCCTCGGCGAAGCCGCGGTGCAGAGCTACGGCTGGCTGCGCGATCTTCCGGTGCGCGGTCGCAATGCACTGGGTGAAGCGATGGGCTTCCAGATCCCGGAGTCCGGCCGGCCCACCAACGCGATTGAGATGAACGAGCTCGCGCAAGCCATGCGTGAGAGCAAGGACGAGCTGTTCCCCGTCCCGGCCGCCATTGCGCGGCAGGACGTCGAGCTGCGACAGCCGCGCAACCGAGGACTTCTCGGGCAGATCGGCGCCTACATGAACGACCCGGGAGACCTGATCGCCACCCCGTTGCGCGCCGCAGGCATGCTGGCCATGTCGGCGCCGGCCGTTCGGGCAGCGGGCGCTGTCGGCGGCGGTGCGGTGCTGGCAGGCGGCAGCGCAGGCGTGGATGCGGGCGTGCAGTTCGACGAGGAGTTGCGCGCAGGTATCGTGCAGGCGTCGCCGGAGTTCCAAGCGCTCGCCGATCAGTACGGGGCCGATGCCGCAACGCGCATGTTGCGTGAGGACCGCATCAACCGCGTCACCGAGTTGGCCGGTGGATTCGGCGCGTTGGCGGCCGGAGCGACGTCTCGACTCGGGCTGAACCCGGTGGATGATCTGCTGACCGGCTCTCGCGCTGCCGCATCGCGTGGTGCGGCTCGCGCAGGCGCGACCGAAGCGGTGGGTGAGTTCGGCGAGGAGTACGGCACGCAGCTCGCTACCAATCTCGGTGCGCGGCTCACCGGCAGCAATGTCGACCTGACCGAGGGGGCACTGGAGGCGGGCGCGGGCGGCTTGGTGCTGGGCGGGGTAACCGGTGTAGGCACTGAGCTGCCGGGCGCGCTGCAGCAGCGTGCTCGCGACCGCAGCCTGATGGACATCGACCCGGCGATCAACGAGGGCCTCGGCCGGCTGGCCGAGGATAGTGCGCGCCGTGCGTTCGACGTATCGCAGGCGACCGGGCGGATCCTGCCCGCGCCGACGCCGGCCGCCACCGGAGGCGCGGACATGGTCGCCAGCGCTTTCGAGGTCGCGCGCGTCACCCGCCGGGCCGAAGCGCGTCAGCGGCAGCCGCTGCCGACGGCGGGGGCGGCGATCGCGCCGGCCTTACCCGAGGGCACGCAGCTGCGCAGCGCAGGTCGGATGCGGCAGGAGATCCCTGTGTGGGGGTCGCGCCAGCCGCAACAGGCCGAGACGCCGCTCTCTCCGCCGGCAATTCAGCCCAGTGCGATGCCGGAAGGCCGCCCGCTGGCGGAGATGACCGCGGACGAGCAGCGCGCCGAGCTCGACCAGCGACTGGCCGATCGCGGTATCAGCATGCGCGCCCAGCAGGACGCAACCGAGGAAGGCGCACGCCCGACGGTGGACTTCTACCGCGAGCCGGATGAGCAGATCGCCCGCTCGTCCAGCGGCATGATCGATTTCAACTGGGACGCCGAAGAGGCCGACGCGCCCGCACCGGTGCGCACGGGGCCGGAGCCCCCTGAGTTTAGCCCCACCGGTCGCCGGTACGGGCAGGCCCCGGATGATGCGCTGCCGGACTGGGCGCCGCCTGAAGGACGCCGGCTGGACGTGCGCCGGGCCGAGGCAGGGGAGCTGGCCGACGCGTTCCTCGGCATCGCCGGTGCCGGGCAGGCCGCGTTCCAGCTCCCGCAGGTCCCGGAAGAGGCACGCACGATCGAAGACATCGCAAGCGCGGTGGATCCGCAGGTCCGGATCGCACGCGGACGCGTGGAGAGCGTGCGCGGCAAGTACCCGAACGCCCGGGAGGTCTACTCGATCACCATGCGCGACGGCACCAGTGCGCGCTTCGTGGTTGAGGAGGATGGAGGCACCCAGCTCAACGCCAGCGCGCTGGAGGAAGGCAAAAGCGGCGGAGCCGCGCTCTACGCGATCGTCAACACGTTCGCCCAGCGCAACGGGCTGAAGGCGCTGCCGGATCGCGAGGGGCTGTCGGAGATCAACAAGACCCGTCGGACCGAACAGCAAGCCGCCTCGGCTTTGCGCACCGGGTCGACGCAGCATCTGGCCACCGACATCACCCAGCGGGTCGCCGGGTTCGAGCGGGGCGGTGAAGACCGCGCCAACACGGGCGCGCTGCTGATGAAGGGCTACGCCAACACGGTATCGGCGCTACCGGAGATCCACCAGCTCCGATATAATTTCGACTCCGGGCAGTTCGAATGGACCAACGGGGAGATCGCCGATGATGCCGACTTCGATCGACTCGCCGCCTCTGACCCGGCGCGAGAAATTGGCGCTGGGCGCTCAACGGTTAAAAGAGCGGTACTCGCAGCATCCGTCCTTCGCGAAGTGCGCCGCCGCGGCGTCGGATCCGGAAAAGTACTGGGAGACGCTGGCCGCCAGCAACTTCAACAGTTGGCAGCTCCCGCCCTTGAGCGCATCTTCTACGCCCGTGGAACGGTAGCCAATGAAGGGCAGCGTGCCGGCGGACAAGATCGCGGAGGTCGTCCTGCTGTTGCGGAAGAGCAGCGTGCCGACCGGGGCGCTGCTGCAACAGGAAGGGCGGCTGCGCGGCCTGTGGACGGAGAACGTGCCGCTACACCTCGCAATCCGGCGCGCACTGCAGCCACCGTCTGGGGAGAGCTCGCCCAAGGGCTAGGCCAGCGCATGGCGCGGCGCCTGCGCGCCCAACCGTGGCTGTTCGTGGTCAACAATCGGGATGAGCTGCGGGCCAACAAGGATCTGGCGCGCTGGCTGCCGCAGCTGTCCCCCAGCGAGATGGTCGGCGGCTTCTACACCCCCTCCGGCGACGTGGTCCTGATCGCTGACGAGATGGTGGAGTTCGACGCGGATGGCCGCCCGGTGGACGTGCCCGCGACGGCCGTCGCACTTCACGAGATCGGCGTCCATTACGGGCTCAAGGGCCTGCTGGGCGGCGACTTCCAGCGCGTGTTGGAGGACTTCGCGGCGCTGGAGGCGACCGACCCGAAGGTCGCCGCAGCCTTCGCCCGGGTCCCCCGCGACACCGCGCAGGCCCAGCGCCGGGAGGAGGCGCTGGCCTACTACATCCAGCAGAACTTCGATCAGCCGGTGGCGCTGATGGACCGCATCATGGCAGCCATCACGCGCTTCCTGCGCCGGTTCGGATCCGATCGTCAGTACACCCCGGACCAGCTGCGCGCGCTCGTTCGCGGCGCGACCGAGAAGGCCTCGCGCGGGCAGCTGCGCGAGCAGTTCGCCGGGCGCAACGACACGGCCGAGGTCCGTGAGGCCGAGGCGCTGGCGTTCAGCAGTTCCGAAACCGCAAGCGGATTCACTTTCAAGACCGCGCGCGACGGGCGCATGCGCGTGTCAGGCGACCTCGCCCGTGCACGCGAATTGATCAAGGGGGCCAACATTCCGGTCAAGGGCACCGTACGCACAGGGCCCGAAGGCGAATACCTCGATGTCTCACCCACGTACGCCGATGCCGTTCGCGCGGCCCTGAGCGGGCGCGAAAGCACGGCATCACGGGCGGGCGCGGTATATGACCACCCGAAGGATCGGGATGGTAGGTATGTCGGGGCACCGCCGCGATTTAGCACCGCGCGCACCATCGGGCGCCTCCGGGCGCAGTTGAAGGCCCTCGCACTCGAAGGCGAGTCGGGTCGTTTCTGGTACGAGGAGTCCAGTGAGGCGATTCTCGATTTCGCCGGCGGGAACGTCGACGACGCCGACCTGATGGCTAAACTGTTGGCGATCTACTCGCCGCAGGCGCGCGTGGATAGCAACACCACTTTTGCGATTCGCGCGTATTACCAGATCAAGGCGGGTGTGCCGGTCAGCGTGAAGACGGAAGTGCAGGATGTCAAAGCGCAGGCCGCCGCAGACGGCGCCCCGTTGCGCGAGTGGATGGGGGAGAAGACCAACAACTTCTACCTGAACCTGATGACCCGCATCGCACCGGACCGGGTCAGGGAGCTGCAAGGCGCGACCATCGATATGTGGATGATGCGCGCATTCCAGTACCCGACAGACGTGCCGTCCGCGACGCAATACCGGTTTGCTGAGATTGAAACGAACCGGCTTGCCCGCGAGCTTGGCTGGGAGCCGCAGCAGGTACAGGCCGCGATCTGGGTGGCCATGAAGGCGCGCACCGAAAACCCGGGCGTGAAGAAGCAAACGGAAGCCGCGTCGATCGCGGCGGGGGACATGAAGTACGTCGGCAACACGCGCGTCTTCGCTGGGAAGGATGCGGAGACGCGGCACGCCATGCGGTGGGCCGAGTACGCACTGGCACATACCCCAACGGCTGAAGACGCGCAGCAAGCCGGGTTCCATTTCGGTGACGGGCTGCGGGCCAACGGGGGGCAACTCTCGTGGGAGGCCACCCCCAGCAAGGACGTTTCGCTGCTCTCGTGGGTGCACTCGAACATGGAGGCCAAGAACGCGCTGCAAGCGCGCATGGCCGATGCGATCGGGGATCGGATCCTGCGAGAGTTCGACGTCCTAGCCGAGGCCGCCGTGTTCGGCTACGGTGGGTGGCAGGGGGCCGTCTCGCCGTCCAGCCAAGAGCAGTTGGCGATCGCTTCGCAGTATCGGGCAGTCGAAGGGAAGAAGACGGAAAAGCCCGGCGCGCATCCGGTGGCGGCCGAGCGCATCAGCGCCGTCGCTCGCGTCTACGGCCTGCTACTGAAGCAGGACGGGGTGGCGTGGCACCGGCCTTTCTATTCCGACACGCAGGCCGCAAGCAATGGCGTCCACCTCGATTTCGGTCGTCCGCTGACGCCGGACGAGACGCAAGAGCTCTACGACCTCGTTACCGGTGCTATCATGGCCAAGGGCGTGGCGGAAGATGTGGCCCGGCAAGTGGCTCCGATCCCTCACGAGACTGGCGTTCGCTTCCTGAACTTCGGGCAGTTGGAGAAGAACCCGGACCTGTTCAAGATTGTATCCGCCGCCGCGGAGAAGCTGTCGGTAGATGCCGATATCACTGCGCTCCGTTTCCGCTCCGATGGTGATCTGGTCGAGAACAACTGGAAGGAGGATCGCAATGGCGAAGGTTATCGACGGCGGATTCTTGAGGCCGGATTCGGGGATCAGCTTGGGCGGCTTGAGGCTGAACTCGGTCCCGCGATCGAAGACGTCTTCCGCGGCATCGAGCGCGACTTCGGCCCCGAGCGAGTCAGCTTCTCCCGAGCTGGACGTGATGTCGGTCGATCTGACGCAGCTGGCGGTCGACTCGGACCCGCGCAACAAGCGGAACTGACCCGCCCGTCCTTCTCGGCCCGAAAGCCGCAGAAGGACGCGGTGGCCGCGGTGGGGGTGCACTACTCCCCCGTGGCCGGCTTGACCTCGCTCGATCCGACTTTCGCCGGAACGGCCTACGCCGGCCGGGAACGCTATCGCTTCGGGCCGGGGCGCTTCGGCCGGGACAACCCCCGTCTCAATTTCTACGTGCAGGACGGAAACGTCCAGCCGGGCAAAGAGCGCGCGCTGGCGGACGCCCGAAACGGGTACACGGTCACGCTGGAGAACCTGTACGACTACGCCGAGGATCCTCGCGGGATCGTCGCCGAGAACCATCCGAACGTCGATGCGATCGAGGAAGAGGTCGCGGATGCGGGCTTCGACGGGCTGCTGTTCCCTCCGGTTGCAGGCATCCCGAACCGGACTGCGGTCGTGTTCGGGTTCAAGAAAAAGGTACCGGTGGCCCCCGTCGAGGACGCGGGCTTCTTTGGTGACGAACGGATCTCGAAGTCCAGCAGCGCCGCCGAACAGCCGCGCGATGAGCTCGGCCGGTTCGCGCCGACCGGCACGCCGCCGGCCCCGCGCCCGAAGCCGGACAAGCGCTTTTCGACCTCGACCAAGAACGAGTACACCAACGAGGAGCGCGAGCTGCTCGCCAAGGACCCGGTCTTCAGTGCGCTGCCGTCCCGGGCGCACGAGGACCTCGTGCTCGACGCGCTGGCAAAGCTCAAGCGCAACCCGCGCGCGGCCGAGGACGTGGCCGCCGAGCTGGCTGCCGGCCTCATCGACACCGTGTCGGAGGAGCAGGAGGCCCTGCTGCTGGTCGGCAAGATCCAGCTGATGCGCGAGCGCGCAAAGGTCGCACAGCGCGCTTTCGACCGTCGTTACACCGAGAGCAATCGCGCCGGCGCGATGCAAGAATGGGACGAAGTCGAGTCTCGCATCACGCAGCTGGATATCGCCAACCGGACCACCGGTGCGATCTGGGCCCGCACGGGCCATCTGCGCCAGCGCGTGCTGCGCGAGGACTTCAGCTTCGACACGATGGCTGAGCGCCTTGCGCGCTCGCTGGGGCGGCCTCTGACGGTGGAGGAGGGGCGCGAGATCGACCAGATGGCCAAGGCCATCCGACAACGGGATCTGGCGCTCGCCGCGGCGGAGGAGCGCGCCCGGGAGGCCGAGGACCTCGCCGATTCACAGCGCATGCTGGTCGAGATGGTGGAGCAGACGGCGGCGTTCCTGACCGGAGAGGTCAAGGCACGGTCGCGCCCGCTGCTCACGCTGGTCCGCAGGATGGCGGCCGAGTCGCGCGCTGCGCTGGCCCGCATGGACGAGCGCAAGGCCAGCGTGAACCGACCGAGCCAGCGCAAGCAGGGCGGCGCGGTGGACGTTCCGCGCATCTTCCACATCACCCGCATCGGCATGGCCGAGCTGGTGGAGATGGGCTACCGCGGCGCCGACTGGACGCAGGCGAAGACCCATGAGTGGCGCGTGCGCATGCGCAAGGCACTCGGGCCGCGGCGCTTCCGCTACAACGAAGACATCATGCCCGGGATCCTCAAGCAGGCCCGCGCGGACCTCGACAAGATCAACGCGACGGCGGAGGAGCGTGTCCGCGCCAGCGTCGAGAACGCAGCCGAGTACGGGCTCACGCACGCCGACGTCTACGAGCTGGTAGAGGCGCTGGTCGCCTCCGGCGTGACGGATGAGGCGGCGGTGATGGCCGAGGCCACCCGGCGCCTGCAGGAGGTGCAGCCGGGGATCACTTCGCGCGATGTCCGTCGGCTTTTCACCGACTACGGCCGCGCCCGCTTCCCGTCGACGGACGCGGTCAAGAAGCGCACGCGCGAGCTGCGCGAGCTCCAGCGCCTGCAGGAAAGCATCGATCGGCTGGAGGAGGGCATGCCGGCCCTGAAGACCGGGCAGCAGCGCGACAAGGCCAGCGCGACCGTGCGCGAGCGCCGGCGCCGGCTGAACGAGCTGCTGCGGATCGAGGAGCTGAAAGGCGCCGCAGACCCGGTGCGGCTGGCGACGTTCCAAGACGCGCGCATCTCGAACCTGCGCAACCTGATCGCGGACCTCAAGCGGATGCTGGAGACGGGCGAGCGCCCAATCTCGATCCCGGCGCCGCCCCCGACGGACGAGGCCAAGCAGCTGATGCAGGAGGTTTCCGACCTCCGCAAGAAGATCCGTGAAGCGGATCAGGCGGGCGGATCACGCGCCAAGGAGCGCGCGCTGAAGCAGATGCGGGATCGCGAGGCAATGCTGGCCCGCCGGCTGGAGGCGCTCCAGCAGCAGGTCCTGAAAGGCGAGCGCACGCCGGCGCGCCCGAAAACGTCCGGAGCCAAGTCCCCGATCGAGCTGCAGATCGCCAATCTGGAGGCGCAGCTGCGCGCGATTGAGCGAGCCAAGAAGCCGCAGCTGTCGCGCGCTGAGAAGGTCAACAAGGCACGCCTGCGCGCACTGGAGCGCGAGGAGCGGATCCTGACCGAAGAGCTACTGACCGGCCTGCGCCGGCCGCCGGGCTCTCCGGTTGCGCCGACGGCGGAGGTGGAGGCGAAGGCTGCCGCGGTGCGCGCACTGCGCGAACAGGCGCGCGAGCTGCGGGCCGCCAGCATGACGCCCGAGCAGGCAGAGCAGAACTACCAGCTCGGCGTGTCGAAGCTGCTGGCCCGCGAGATCAAGCGAGTCGAAGCGCGGATGACCGCGGGCGACTTCACCAAGAAGCCGCGCGCCGCCAAGCGCATGCTGAGCGCCAAGAACCTGCAGACCCAGCTGGAGCTGCGCAAGCTCAAACACGCGTTCGCCAAGCGCGTGTTCGAGGCGGAGATGGCGAAGCGCACGCGGATCCAGAAGGGCTTCGGGCTGGTTGTCGAGACCTTCAACGCCACCCGGTCGATCATGACCTCGATCGACTGGTCGGCAATCCTGCGCCAGTCGCTCTTCACCTTCGGCCATCCCGTGCTGGCGGCCAAAGTGTTCAAGCCGATGTTCCTCGCCACCTTCTCGGAGGCGCAGAACGTCAACATCGAAGAGCAGATCCGGAAGCGCCCGAACTACCAGTTGTACGAGCGCGCGAAGCTCCACCTGACTGAGTCGCATGGCTACGACCCCAAGCGTGTCGAGGAGCAGTTCGTCGGCCGGTGGCTGGAGCGGATCGAGGAGGTCGACGGAGAGGCCGGCAAGAACCTTGCGCGCAAGGTCCACCGGTGGGCGACGGCGCCTGTGCGCGGCTCTGGCCGGGCCTACTCGACGTTCACCAACCTGATGCGCGTCGAGATGTTCGACACGCTCTACGGGTCGCTGGTGAACGACCCGACCGCGCCGGCGCAGGCCGAATTGGAAGCGGTCGCCAATCTGGTGAACGTGTTTACCGGGCGCGGTACGTTCGGCAAGACGGTCGACGCCGGCGGCGTGGCGGCGTCCATGCTGCTGTTCGCTCCGCGCTATCTGGCCAGCCGCTTCAACGTCCTGCTGGGCCAGCCGATCCTGCGGGGGTATCTGGCGTCAGAGCCCGGCACGAACAAGCGCATCGCGCGGATGGCCGCGAAGGAATACGCTCGCACACTGGTCGGCATGGCGGTGATCTATGGACTGGCCGCCATGTGGCAGGCCGTCAACGGTGGCGATGACGATGAGGAGCCGATCGCGACGCTGGATCCGCGATCTTCGGACTTCGGGAAGATCAAGTTTGGCAACGTCTACCTCGACCCGATGGCCGGTCTTGCACAGGCCACGGTGTTCATGGCCCGTGTCTGGACGAAGGAGACGACGGTCGAGGGGGAGGTGCGCAGCCTCGGTCCGGACCGGAGTTTCGGCCAGCGCAGCGTCTACGATGTCATGGCCGACTTCGGGCGATCGAAGCTATCCCCGATGGCCGGTTTCATCGTCAATTCACTGACGGATGAGGGCTTCGGCGGCGAGCCGCTGACCAACATCGAAGCGGCGCAGGAGCTGGTCGCGCCGCTGGCGTGGCGCGAAGTGCCGGGAGTAGTGAAAGACCAAGGCCTGCCCGAAGGCATGGCGCTGATGGCCTTGTCGTGGCTGGGTATGGGAATCCAGTATCGGGACCCTGACCGGTGGGATGAGATCAAAGAGAAGCGGGCGGACTACAAAGAGGAACGCGGCCGATGAACGCATGGAACTATCGCCCCGGGGTAGCCGCGCTGCAGCGGACGGACCCGGTCAACCGACCTACCGGCCCCGGAACGGATCCCGTGCCGGAACCGGGCACGCCGCCGCCTCCGATCACGCCGGTAACTACCGACTGGGCGCAGCGCTCCAGTAACCGGGCCCGGATGACGCGCGACTTCCTGCAGGCGAATCCGAGCCGCCGTCCGGGGCCGATGGGGCGCAACGCAGGCGGGCAGATCAACTACGACCCGTCCAGCCCCTACTACCACTATTTCCTTCGGCACGGCCCGCAGGGCGGGCCCAATCTGACCGGCGCCAGCTTCCAAAAGCCCGCCGAGCTGTCTGACCCGCCCCCCGGCGCATTCAACGCCGCTGCCCCCTGAGGATTGACTATGTACGCACCCCCGATGCCCCTCGAACAGCCCCCGATGGTCGACCGCCCCGGCGTGCGCGCGCTGCGCGGGGCGCGCCCGCAGATGACCCCCGAAATGCAGCGCATGCGCGACTGGGCGAACTCCCAGCGCACGGCCACAGCCGCCAACGCGCGCAACGGTGACTTCATCCTGTCGCAGGGCCCGGACGGCCCTCCGGCCGGCGTCTCCTTGCCGACGCAGCTCTCGACCGGCGACTACACCCCCGGCGGCCCCAGCGGCCTGTTCGGAGACTGGCGCAGCGCAGCCCCGAGCAGGCCGGGCCCCAACGGCCCCGGCGGCCCCAGCGGCCTGTTCGGAGACTGGCGCAGCGCAGCCCCGAGCAGGCCGGGCCCCAACGGCCCCGGCGGCCCCAGCGGCCTGTTCGGAGACTGGCGCAGCGCAGCCCCGAGCAGGCCGGGCCCCAACGGCCCCGGCGGCCCCAGCGGCCTGTTCGGAGACTGGCGCAGCGCAGCCCCGAGCAGGCCGGGCCCCAACGGCCCCGGCGGCCCGAACGATGTCGAGCGGCTGCCGCCCCCGCCCGAGGTGGGCAAGCCGATGCCGCCCGTCAAGCCGGGCATGCTGCCGGTCAAGCCGGGCATGGAGCCGCCCCCGCCCGACAAGGGCCGCCGCCTGACTGGTCGCCGAGGCTGACGCCATGAGCTTCCTCGACTGGCTGGGGCGCGTGGGGGCGGGGCTCGGCGCTGCCGGCCGAGATGTCACGGGGCAGATGTTCGGCCGCCTTGGCCCAAACGACCCGAGCACGTTCTCGGGCCGCATGGGAAACATCGCAGCCAACAACGCAAACCCGATGGCTCTGATGCAGACCGGGCAGGCCTTCATGGAGGGTTTCCGCGGGGCCCCCGGACCTGCTCGGGAGCTCACCGGCGCCGCCGGTCGCGTCTCCGACGCTGCCGCCCAGCGCGTCGGGTCCGTCGTCGGCCGCGGCTTCATCGGCCGCTCTGGCCGGGGTGCGCTGGTCGCGAGCCCCGGGCAAGCTCGATACGTCGCGCCGCGCAACGCGCTGGGGTATACGCTCGGGCAGGCCCCCGGCGTGCCGGGCGGAGGCAACTGGTCGGTGGCTACGGCCGGGCGCGGCACTGGCGCCGTTCCGGTGTCTCGCGAAGGCGGGCCGATCATGCGGGCGCCGACGCAGGCGGAGATCGATGCGCTGCGGGGTGGGCGGGGGGGATACAACGGACAGAGTTGGGCAAGCGCTCGTGGGGTGGGGCAGGGCATGCGTCGCACGAACGAACAGGCATTGCAGGAAGCGATGGAACAGATGGAGCGATGGAGAAATCGTGGCGGCTTGATGCAGGAGAGGTAACCTATGGATGAGACGGAAGTAGCAGAGCGCCTAGTGAGGTTGGAGATCGCCAGCGCGCCAGCTCCCAGCTCGGCATGACCCAGCTCGGGCAGGGCAGCTCGGAACTCGTGATGGCGGGGGACACCCACTACCGCAACCGCGGCGGGATGATGCAGGAGTACTAGCTCCGCAGCATCGCCCGCATGAAGTCAGCGAGGTCCTGCCCCTTCAGTCGCAGGATCCGCTCGACGTGCGAGTCGATCGTCTTCTCGGCCAGTAGTCGATGACACACCACGCCGCGGCGCTGGCCCTGTCGCCAGAGCCGCGCGATCGTCTGCAGGTAGTCGTCCAGCTTGCCGTAGGGCAGGGTGTACCAGATCAGATGGTGGCCGCCATCCTGCAGGTTCAGCCCGTAGCCATCGCTGCCGGCCTGCAGCCACAGGATCGGCACCTCACCGCGGTTCCACGCATCGAGCGCTCCGGGCTCGCTGGACGAGCGCCCCTGCGGGAAGCGTGCGCGCAGCCGAGTCAGCTCGTGCTTGTAGATGTAGGCGACGATCGTCGGCTCGCCACCGAGCCCCTCGACGAGGTCCTCCAGCGCGTCGAGCTTGGCCTCGTGGATCTGCTGCGGGACGCCGCTCGCATCGTAGACGGCGCCGCCCGCCATCTGTGCCAGCTTGCCAGCCTTGGCGCCGGCGTTGGCGGCGGTGATGACCTCACCGGCGACTTCCGCCTGCATCTCCTTGACCATCTCGCGATAGGCCACCATGGCCCGCTCAGGCAGCGGCACCTGCACGTCGATGGTCAGAAGCTCCGGCATGTCCAGCCAGTCGGTGGCCCGCATCGACAGCACGACGTCGGCCACCTGCGCCTCGATCCAGCGCTTGGCTGCGTCGTCCTTCGGCAGCCATCGGTGCGCGCCGACGTCCTCCCGGCACGCGTGGTGGCGGAACGCGGTGATCGTCGGGAAGAGGCGCTGCCCGCCGTCGATCAGGGCCATCTGCGCCCACAGGTCAACATGGCTGTTGCTGACCGGGGTGCCGGTCAGCAGGATCAGCCGGCGGATTGACTTGCGGGCCCAGTGCAGTGCCTGCCAGCGCCGGGAGTCGCGGCTCTTGAAGCTGCCGGACTCGTCGACCACGACGCAGTCGTAGGGCCAGCGCTTGCCTCGGCCGACGTAGCGCGCCGCCAGCCACGCAAGGTTCTCGCGGTTCACGAGATGGACCAGCGCGGACGACTGCGCAGCGCGCACACGATCGGCTTCACTGCCCGTGATCGTGGCGTAGGTCAGGCCCCGCAGGTGGTCCCATTTCCGGAACTCGCGCGGCCACACATTCTCGACCACGCGCTTGGGCCCGACCACCAGCACCTGCCGGACGCAGAGCTGCATCAGCCAGCGATGAAACGCGGTCGCGGTGACCACCGTCTTGCCGAGCCCCATCTCCATGGCCAGCATGCAGCGGTGGACCGATTCGATGAAGTCCTCCGCCGTCTGTTGGTAGGGGTGGGGGATGTACTTCATCGCGGGGGCTGTCATCGCCGCCACTCTCAGTGAGCATCGGCGCAATTCGTCGTTGGTCATTTAGCACTACCTCTCGCATCGATCCATTGATGCGTTGCGCTATTTCGGCATCCGCGCAAATGGTGCTCTCGCATAAATTCGTCGGCTGCATCTTCAAGCATTTGCCACCATGCGCCATCTGGCAAATCGTTGTCGTTTGCTGCGTCCAGTGCGGCTAGAAACTCGGGCATCAGTTTTTAGGTATTGGTTTATTCATTTCGCCCTCCCATTGATCGCCTCGGCGATTTTTTCGGCCAGTTCATCGCGTTCCGCGCAAAGGTGCGGCGCAATCCTGCGAATGACGTTCGAGGGTGGCGACGCGTTGGCGAAGCACAAAACGGCAGTTGAAGCTCGCGTATGCACGTGCCATTCTGGGTGCATCTTCAATCCAGTGATCCTCACACCGCCACGTATCTCCGCAGACACCAACCGACCCCTGTCCGCAAATTACGCACGGCGGGTTGGCCGGCCAACTTTCATCAGGCCAGCCACAATTTTCGCAGTACGTATCAACCCCGCTTGGGAGGTTTGCGTGCTTGAGTGAATCTCCGCACTCCGGACAATTAAGCATCTTTGGCATTGCTGCCTCCGCACTTATTGATGAATGTTCCGGGGCGCTGGTCATAGTCGGATGAGCCGCATGCATACGTAGTGCGCGGCGTGTTTAATGCAACCTCAATGGCGCCGCATTCCGGACAGGTCTGAGCAGGCCGCGCAGTTGCCCGCGCTAGCGCCGCGTCAATCCGAGCAAGGTCGCCTGAAATTGCAGCAATCCCGCTTGGCCTGGTTGGACTGTCCTGCGCAGGTCGCGCTATTAGCTCGGTGCCTACTGGCGGATACTTGTCACTGAATGGGTACAGATACATGATCCGGTCCCCATACTCACCATGGGTTTTGGCCACAACCGGCGCCCGCTCGTACTCGTCAAGCTGGGCGCGCAACTGGCGGATCGCCGTCACCTCCACCTCCACCGCCACCGCCGGATGCTGCGGGGCTGCGGCGAGCATGGCGTACCACTGGTTGCAGCAATTCCCGAGAACATCTTCGCCTGACCAGTCGATCTTTTCGGCAGCATCAAGCATTGCTTGCGTCGCCTCCACCGGCACCAACTTCCACTCTTTGCCGTCGATAATCACATCCGCTCTCCCACCATCGCAGCCACCCGCAGCGCGCACCTGCGCAGGGCGGCGTTGCGGTCGTTGTTGTGGTCGGCGACAAGCTCTGTCCATTCGTCGGTAGAGTCTTCGGCAGATGTGCTGCATTCAACGAGATTCCCGTACCAAGCCACATTTATTCCAAGCGCCGACCGCATACGCGCGGAATCGCCGTCGTCGGTGTCAGGTGTCCAATGCTGACGATTGTCCTCGATTTCGATTCCGCAAGCCTTCGCCGCCATTTCCAGCAAGTGCCGCAGTTCGTCGGTGGTCATTTCGTCATCACCTCGCGGACGGCGTTGAACATTACTCGCCCGGCTAGCTCATCCGGCCCGCCGAGAACCAGGAATTCGTTTGCGATACGCTTGCACTCATCATCGGTCGGATCGCGCAGGGCGAGCGGGTGGGCGTAGAGCGGGCGCAGACTCATTTCGGCGCGCGTCGCTTCAGAGCATTCTCGGTCGACCCATTCCGGCCGCCTTGGTCCGCAATGGACGCGCATGCAACCGAGCGCGTCATTCCACGCCCACGCCGCCGGCTCCTGCGCCTCCCGCTCGGCCTTCTCGGCTTCGAGTTCGTCGATTCGCTGGCGTAGTTGCTCCAAAATCGCGCCTTCGATCTGCTCGTCTGCTTTCTGTGCCATGTATTCCATCACTCCCCCTTCCGCTCGATCCGGTAGAGCTCGCAGACATCCTCGATGAACTCGTCGACCATGGCCTTCGAATCGAGAACGAAGACGGCGTGGCCCATCCCGATCAGTCCGTCGATCATGGCCTTCTGGGCGGGCGTCGGCATCTTCCCCGGGGCCTTCAGCTCGACGAACAGGGTGCGCCCATGGAACTTCTCGTGCATGACCAGCCGGTCCGGCACGCTGCGCTGCGCCGGCGAGACCCACTTGTAGGTCTTGCCGCCGATCTCCTTGACCCGGCGAACGAGGTACTGCTCGATGTCACTCTCGCGAGGGCTTTCCTTCTGCGCCCAGCGTGGAACTCGATTGCTCATGACGCCCCCTTAGTCCTTCCTGTACAGTTTGCCTTGCCAGCCCGCCGCACCGATGGGCGCGTCCGGGCACCAGACGCTCTGCCGCGTCATGCACTCGATCAGGCGGGGGAGCGCGGTCTCGTCCTGCTCGTCCGCCTCGCTGTCGATCTCGTCGTGAACGTGGAGAATCACGTCGATCTCCGCCTCGACCGCGTTGACGAGCCCGTCTGCGAGCTTGTCCCGGGCGATCGCCTGCACGATGTTCTCGACCAACTTCGGGCCGTAGCTCGACAGCCAGATCTTGTTGCCGTACTCGGCGCCGCTCAGGTAGCGCAGTTCGCGGCCGTAGCGCCCCTCACCAACGAACGGGCGGTAGTAGGCCAGTGAACGACCGGAGGGCAGGTCGATGAAGAGGAACGGACCTGTCTTGCGGAAGCCGAACGGGCCAACCCGCTGGGGCTGGCCGGTCTCGACCGCGGAGAACGCCGCTTGCTCGACGTCATCCCAGAACTGCACCACCTCCGGGTACGCTGCGCGGTAGGCGCGCACATGCCGCGAGGCCTCGTCCAGCGTCAGCACCACCCCGTAATTGAGTGCGTAGGCCTGCAGGCCGCGCGCGCCCATGCCGTAGCCGCAGCCCAACACCGCCGGCTTGCTGATGTTGCGCTGGGCCTTGGTGATCTCGTCGTAGTGGATCCGGAACAGATACTTCGACCCGAAGTCCTTGTAGGCATCGAGCCCCTGCTCGAACACCCGGAGGATGCCCCGGCAGCCGGACGCCCATCCCAGCATCACCGTCTCGATCGATGAGAGGTCGGCGCACGCCTGCTTGCGCCCCGGGGGTGCGGCGATCACGCTGCGGATCAGCGACGCCAGCACCGGTGAGACCTCGCCCCAGAGCGTCCGGATGGTGGAGATATCCCCCGCCGCAGCCAGCGCACGCGCGGGCTCGATCTCGGCCTCCTTCAGGACGCCGCGCGGTAGGTTCTGCGGCTGCAGCAGCTTGCCCGCCCAGCGCCCGGTGCGGGCCGCACCGAGGAACGTGAAAGCGCCGCGCAAGCGGCCGTCTCGGCAGGTGGCCTTGATCAGGGTGTCGAGCTTCTTGAGGCTGGATGTCGCGAGCTCCCGGCGCAGGTCGAGGACGTCCCGGACGTCTTCATCGATCGACTCGTCGGCGCGCATGCGGTCGACGGTGCCGGCCTTCAGGTCCTCGGCTTCGACGTTCTCCGACCGCAGCCACGCCATCCACTGGGCGCGGCTGCGCGGGTTGGCCATTTCGGTGCGGAGCTTGACCTCGTCGATGACTTCGTTGGCGTTGACCTCGGCGGCATTCGCGCACTGGCGAACGAAGGCCATGTCGATGGGGATGCCGCGGTCGTTGATCTTCTGGTCGATGAACCAGAGGCGCCACTCGCGCGGCGACATCGGGAACCGCGCCAGCTTCCGGCCGATGTCCCGCTCGACCTCGACGTCGGCGACGTTGTAGTGCTTGAACTCGGGCCACAGCTTGATGTTCTTGGCGATGCCGCCCTTCTTGGGGGTGCACAGCGTGGTGATCAGGCGGCGGTCGCCGTCGAGCTTCTGGTGCGGCGTGCGCAGCTCCTTGGCCAGCGGGCCGAGCCCGGCCGGCAGGGCCAGTGACCGCGCCCAGACCATCGTGCACCGCCAACGCTCGATCGGGATCCGCATGCGCAGGGCGCGCCAGAACAGCACCCGCTCGAACTGGGCGTTGTGGGCCCAGAGCAGCTCGCGCGGATCCTCCAGCCGCTCGCGCAGCTCGGCCGGGATGGGTTCGCCATGGTAGAGGTCGACCACCTTGGCCGGCTCGTCGTCGAGCGCGTAGCCGATCAGGGTCACCCGCGTCGACGGATCCTCCGCGTAGCGGTACAGGCCAGCGCCTTTCAGCTCGCACTCGCTGAAGGTTTCGAGGTCGATGTGGGCGGCCACGTTTCACACCACCTCGTCCGCGTGTCGTGCTGCGGCCTCGGCCTCGTCTTCGCTGGCCAGCAGGCGAACGCGCATATCGCAGCGGTCACCTACGCCATGGCTCCATGCTTCGTTGCGTGCCTCTTCCTCACTCTCGCAGTCGCGAACGACCACGACCAGCCGGCACAGCATGACTACTTCGTAGTGCTTGAGATCTGACATGATCGTCTCCGAAATAGGTGCGGCAGGCCGCCGCATTGAAGACGGCGCCGGTTGCCCGGCGCCGGTGTTACATCACCACAGGTCGCCGCCGGCCTCGCCGGAGCCGCCGCCTTCCTCGGCCCACGCCTCGAAGTCAGACTCGGCCGAGCGCTTGTTGCCCAGCGGCTCGCCCTTACGGACGACCTGAATGTTGCCGAGGCCCAGCGCCACGCCCTTGCGCTTGTTGTCGTAGGCGTAGGCATTCAGGGCGACGCGGCACCAGTCGCCGCTGACGAACTGCGTCGCTTCCATCACGCGCTGCAGGTTCGCATCCACGACGGTGGGTTGCTGGGTGGTCTTGACGTTGATCACCCACATGCCGTGGCACTCCTCCCCGTACTCGCCGCCCTGCGGCTTGGGGCCATTGCCATCGTGCCACGGGGTGTTCAGCCCCTGCGGCGGCTTGCCATTCCACTTGGCGTCGACGGCTGCCTTGCAGGCGGCCTTGATCGCGTTCATGGTGGCCACGTCCTCCTTCGGGATCAGGAGGGTCATGCTGTACTCGGCCTTGCCGTTCTCCTCGTTGATGGTCGGGGTGAAGACCTTGACGTAGGAGCCGCGGACAACGCCCGTGCGGCAGTAGGTCGGGGGGTTCTTGTTGGGGGTGGTACTCATCTACATCTCCCAAGGGTCGAGCGGTTGGTTGAAGTCGTCCGCGGCAGTCGTGCGTGTGATAGGCGGGCGAGGGTCGGATTCCGGCACCAGCGCAGGCTTGCCCGGAGGCTTCGAGACGATCCCCTGCAGCACCTCCGCCGGATCCCGGTGGATGGTTTTGAGGAGCTTCTCAGCCTCCGGGATCCCGATCAGGGGGCCGGGTTTGAACAGGAGCGCCTTGGCGATGCCGCTATGCGTCAGGCGCTCCACGACAGCGTCCGTGGCGGCCCACTGTCGATTCGACCGCCCCTCGACCAGCTTGTGGCCGGGGACGGTCTGGCCATCCAGCGCGAGCTGGAGGGCGTGTTGCGATACCGCGGCCGCCCAATCGGTCAGCATTTCGAGGCGCGGCAGGACCGCGCCCAGCTGCTCGACGGTCAGAGTCTTCGGATCCGGCAGGGTCGGAGCCTGCGTCGCGATGACCTCGAACTCGGTCTGCGCGACCGCCAGCGCCTGCTCTGCGCGAGCCTTGCAGATGGCCTTGGCCTTGCACCACTGGCAAGCCTTCACCGAGGGCACCAGCGGAGCGTCCGGCTGGTCCACCGCGATCGCTGCGGCCCGGACCTCCTCACCCCACTTGCGCAGCTCCTCGGGGGTGATCGTGGTGTGGCTCTCGTGGTCGAGGCGAGGCTGGAGGATCATCAGCCCCCACACATCGACCGGGTACAGGAACGACAGCTCCTGATGCGCGCCGAGCGCGTAGAGCCGGAGCTGCTCGTTGCCCGGGGCGACCACGCGCAGGCCCTGTCCATACTTCAGATCGATGACCCAGCCGACGAGAACCTCGTCGGGCTTCAGCGTCCCGATGATGACCACGTCGGCCGTCCCTGAGCCGTCGGGGACGTAGTCGCTGTAGCTGTAGCGTTGCTCGATCAGGATGACCGGGTCCACCAGCCCGCGCGCAATCTCCCGCACGCGGTCGATGTAGGTCTGGACGTGGATCTGCATGTCCTCGTCGACGTACTGCATCAAATGGTCCGGGATCCCGGCCGTAGCCTGCGGGTGGCTGGCATCGAACCCGCCCAGCAGGCAATTTGCCGCCAGCGCGTGTGCGGCCGTGCCCTCCTCGGCGTAGCTGGATGAGGCCCCCGGACCCGGCAGCGTGGCCTCCAGCGCCACACTGCCGGGGCAGTTCATCCACCGGTGCGCGGCGGACGGGGAGAGGCGCGCATGCCCGCTCACGGCTGGCCGCCTGCCTCGATCCGATCGAGGCCTGCCCACAGGGCCGGGTAGACCGACGGCGGCGCGTCCGTCAGCAGCTTGTAGCCGTGCTGCTCGATCAGCGCGATGACCGCGGCGCGGTGCCCGGCGGAGGCGAGCTTGGCGCAACGGCTGCGGAGCATGACCAGATCGACGACGGGGCCGCCAGCGGTGGCGGTCGGCGGCGGGAGTTGCTCGCAAGCGCGACGTTGCTCGCGGTCCGGAGGATCAGCGGCTGCGCCGCCAGCGGTGGCGGTCGGGACCGGCGGCTCGGCGGCTGCGCCGCCAGCGGTCGCGTCCTTGGCCTTGCGGGTGCGGGTGCGGGCGGTCGGCGTCTCCGGCGGATCAGACGGCGCAGGCGTGGCCGCGCCGCTGCTGACGTGATAGGCGAGGGTTTCGAGCGCGATCGCAATGCGCTCCAACTGGGCTTCGATGGTCATGGAGGTCTCAGCAGATGATGGAGGGGTCGGGGGCAGGGCCAGCCACCAACCGGATCCGCCCCCAGTAGATCTCGGTGGATGCATCAGTGAACGGGCGGGCTGCGAGATGCAGCTCCCAGTAGTCCGCATTCAGCAGCGTGAGGGTATCGCCGGGAATCAGTCGGGCGGCCTGCTCCAATGTGGCGATCAGCGGGTGCAGGTGCCCCGGGGGGTTGAGGTTGGGCGGTCGGAAGAGCCGTGACAGATCGACGTGGGCCGCCTCTTCAAGAGCGCAGACGAGCCGGTCGAAGTGGACGTTGCGAGACAGGATTGCGGCGAAGCTCTTCGGATCACTGGCCCGGTTCGCGCCGAGCCGGTTCAGTGCGGCCAGCATCCGAACCTGCTTTGCGTTCACCCGCTCCTCGACGATCGATCTGGCGCGGTCGCTGATCCTCATCAGCTCCTCGTCCGGCAACGCGTGCATCGCGTCATGCACTGCCAGCTTCTTCGCCAGCAAGTCGGCCTGCTCTTCTGGGGTCTTGCTCACCATGGCGCACGCTCCTTCGGCGCAAGCGCCGCCGCGTAGTTGATGGCCTTGGTCAGTGCCTCGGTGTCGTGCTTGGCGGCCAGACGCTTGTACTCGCGGCGGACCGCGCGGGCGTCCTCCAGCGGGAGCCGGTTGGCGCGGATGGCGCGCTCCAGCCGGGAGTCGACGCGCCAGCGCAGCCGGCGCTGGAGGTCTTCGCGGGCGAGCTGGTCGGCGGACTTGTGGCGGCGCGGAACCAGTCGGTGCCAGAGCGCGCGCAGGGCGGATTTCAGGTTCATGGCGTTCATTCCTTGCGTGGCGTCAATGAGGATGCAGCTGATCAGCCCGACGACGTAGCCCGTCACTGCGATCAGCCCGAGGTCGTCGGTGTTCACTCTACGTTAGCTCCGCTAGCAGCGTCAAGCGTCTTCAGCTTGCGCGCTCGCGGGCTCTCCGGTTTCACGTAGGTCGGGGCTTTCAGCATGATCAGCTCCAGCTTCGCCCGGGGCACGCCCCGGGTGCCGGCCAGCCAGCTATCGACGGTGCCAGAGCTGCCGCCGTTCGGGCGCGGCTTGAGGCCGAGGATCCGACACACGTCTCCGCGGGTGAGGCCGTAGGCGTCCATGATCGCGCGCAGGGCGTCGGTGGTGGTGCGGAAGGGAGAGGTCATCACTTGGACTCGATAGGGTTGAACAGTCCGCAGTTCACACGAACCTTGCGCAGCAGTCCTTGCTTGGCTGCTGCGAAGGCCGCGTCCCGGTAGGGGTTGGGCCGGTAGGTGAGCGGGTTGATGGTCAAGACCCCGTCGCGTTTCGCTCGCGCGACAGCTTGATCCACTGTGCGCATTTGATTGGTTCGGTTGTATCAGCCCGCGCCCTACGTCGACACTACTGACTTGAATGTACGGTTGCGTATTGTGGGAGTCATCGCATTCTCGTCCGCGCACACTCTAGCTTTGAAGCACAACCGAATTGATGTGGCGCGCCCGACAGGAATCGAACCTGCAACCCTCGGCTTACAGGCGCTGCCTCAATTACTGACGAACGCGGGCCATCACGGCAGCAATCCGTCGCGTTGGAGGTGGGCCCGCAGCTCTGCGTCGAGCTGGGGGAGCGAGGCGTGTTGGACGTGGAGCAGCTTGGGGCGCCCGCACGGGCAGTGCAGGCGGACCTCGTACCACTGCAGGTTCGTTGCCTCGCCCGGCACGCGCTGGAGGTATGGCCGGATGTTCACCAGCCGGAAGTCCAGTGCGCGCGCGGCGGCCTTTATCAGCATGCGAGCGCGGGCATGTCGGATCATTGCGGCTCGCTCCCAATGCTGGCAAGCCAGTCACGCGCGGCCGTGTCTGCTGCCTGCTGTTCGGCGTGCGTCCTCGCCATGTTCACCACCGCGTGAAGGTGGCCGATAGCAATTTTCACCGTTGCTCGAAGTGCCGCTGCTTCCTTCGCGCGCTTAATTGCCTCTTCGCGCCACTTCTCGGTCCATTCGAGTTGATCCCAAGCCTTTCGCAAATGTGCCGCAGCATGCTTGGCATGGTTGCGCGCGTCCCCCATGTGCACCTTTCGCTTTGCGTATGGGTTCCCTTTCCGCCGCGCCGTTTCGTCACTGACCTCTACGAAATGGTCGTCGGCTATGCAGTCGACGTGTCGCAGCGCCAACTGCAATAGCATTGATGGCATGTCTTCTTCAGGCTGGTTCATGCGCGCCCCTTGCGTGTAGCCGTCGCGGGTTTTGGTGATCGTGCTGCCGTCGTGAAAGGTCCAGATGCGATCGTGGCAGCTGCTGCCGGAAACGCTTCAATGGCCCGCGACTGCGCGAACGTCTCGGTCTTGTTGCTGGTCAGGATGCGCTTGGCAGTGTTCAGGATCAGGGACTTCACGGGATCCATCTCACACCCCCGTGACGCGCAGGGAGACCACGGGAGTGGTGCTGGTGTGCGCGGTCACCAGCTGGCGGCTGGGACCGAACTTCGCGGCGACCGCTTCCCAGTCGACACTGGTGCGCGCGCTCTCGACCACCGTGCAGTTCCAGAGCTCGCCGGTGTACCGGCCGGCGCCGAGGGCCTTCAGCTGGGCGGCGAGGCGCTCGCGCTCGGCGAGCAGCGGCTTGGTGATGGCATCCAGCTCACCGATGCGATCGGCGATGGCAGCGGTCTTGGTCGTGGCGTTCATGGCGTTCATCCTCGTTCGTGGGGTTCAGAATCTACACGCGGGGCGTGTAGGGGTCAAGTCACGGAGTATCCGCTCGGAGCACGATTTCGGCGCGCCCGCTGTCGGTGGCGTTGGTGCGCCAGAATGCAAATCCAAACTTTTGGGCGAGCAGCAACACGGCGGCCGTTACTTCTTCGACAGTCATGCGGTCCGGGTGGATGAACAAGTACTCTTCGATCTCATCGCCGTTCTGATTCACCAGCATTTCGTTCTCCTCCGGGGTCAAGTCACGGGCAGGTAGCGGCGAAGGTCGTCAACGGTCTTCACCCACGGGTTGGGGGAGAGGCCCATCACCAGCCCGACGGGCTGGCCATCGAGCTGCACCCCGATCGGGTCGTAGATGTCGACCGCGCCGACGAACTCGACCGCCCCCAGTCGACGCCAGTAGCGGACGTAGGCCTCGGCGATCTGCACGATGCGCCCATCCGGCCGGGTGAACAGCGCGGCCCGGTAGTGCGGCCCTTCGCAGATCCCGACCAGCTTCAGCGGCTGCGGGTTGGTCGGGAATGTCGCCCTCGACGCATCCGACTGCGGGCGCTTCAGGACGTCCTTCGAATAAAGTCGCACCAGCGGCTTGCGGCCCTGCAGATGCAGGGTCGCACCGTTCGTCCAGCGGGGTGTGCCGTTGTAGTCGCAGACGAACCATCCGCCCCGCCGGACTTCGGAGGGCTTCGGGGCGCCGGGCTGCAGCTCAGTGGGCAGCAGCCAGCGCAGGCGGTTCAAAGGTTGGGCCATGTCGTTTCTCCGCGCCGGGGCCCGTAGGCCCCGGCAGTAGGGTGAGGTGGGGGATCAGGCGGCGAGGTCCAGCATGCTGCCGCCGAGGCGCTCCAGCGCCACGCGCTCGTCCTGATACTCGATGCCGCGGGCGACGGCCGTGGCCGCGGTGGCCGCGTCCCAGAGCGTCTCGATCGGGCGCCCCTCTTCGAGCAGGTGGGCCGTCTGCATCGACTCGCCCAGCTTGCGCCCGAAGCGGGTCGCGAGGAAGGTCGCCACCTCCTCGCCGGTCTGGCCGATGCGCTTGCTGCGCGCGGACTCGATCGCTGCGACCACCGAGCCCGCGCTGCTGTTGGCGTAGGTCTGCAGGGCCGGCGCGATCTCGCGCAGGAAGCGGTCCGGCGCGCCGCTGGAGTGGCGCAGCTTCAGGGTCTTGACGTCGGTCGCGCCCCAGACGATGCGGTTGCAGCAGACGTAGTCGAACAGGAAGGTGCTGATCCCAAAGGTCGTGCTGCCGACCTCGGAGTTCCAGACGAAGAAGCCTCGGGCCAGCGAGCCGGTCTTGCCGTCGCGGCGATTCGGGATCTCGATGCGGTTCGTCTCGTCGGCGAGGAAGACGAACATATCGCGGTCACCGGCGAACAGGGTGGTGTTCGCCTTCGTCACATCGACGGCCTTGCCGAACTCGCCCGGCACGCGCCAGCTGGAATCATTGACGCCGTCGCCGAAGTTGCGCACCAGCCCGTCGACGATGTCGGCGTTCCAGATGCGGCCATACTTCGGGCCCGTGGCCGCGCGGACCGCGCCGTCGCGGGTCAGCAGCAGGCCGACCTCCTCGACCGGGCGGCGGCGCAGGCCGTAGTTCAACGCGTCGGCCGCGATCGGCGCCGGCAGGGTGCGCAGGTAGCCGGCGGGCGCGCCGGCGAGACCGGCCAGCTGGCCGAAGGACCAGTGGGTCGGGGCGAAGGCCGTGCCGGCGCTGCCGCGCAGCACGAGGCCGGCGTCGGCGGTCTCGGCCGTGGGGGCCACGGACAGGACTCCCGTCGGCACGACCTTCGCCGCGGAGTTGCGGCGCAGGCCGCGGAAGTGCTCCAGCATGTCGACCAGCGAGGTGAAGCGCTCGTCGGCCGGGCGGGAAGCCCACTGCTTGGAAGCGGCGGTCAGGGTGGAGGTCAGAGCGGTCATGGCGGCGGTCCTTTCGTAGCGTTCGTGGGGGTTCAGAATCTACACGCGTCGCGTGTAGCGGGTCAAGGGTGCCCGCGGCAGCCCTGCGCGCAGGGCTGCGACGGTTACTCTCGACGCACCTCCTCCAGCAGGTCCTGCAGCTGATCACTGCCCTCGAACTCCGCCCGGAAGCCGGCCATGGCCGGCGACTGCAGCAACGGGCGGAGCAGCTCGCGCACCACCGGCGCATCGTTCTCGCCCGCGATCTCGACGAACTTGGTGATCGCACTCAGCAGCGCGCAAGGGCGCTGGTCCAGCAGGTCTTCGATGTTCATGGCGTACGCTCCAACAGGTTGGCGAAGAACCGGAAGTTCGCGCTTCCGGGTTTGAGAGGGCTGCGGCGCCAGCGCCCATGCAGCCGGTGGATCCCATGCAGCTTCCCTTCGTACCGGCAAAGCCACGCGCGCCACTTGGCGCCGTCGTCGCGCTGAACCAGCGCGACGATGTACCCGCCGACCGGAGTGCTGCCGCGGTCAATCGTGAA